AGGAAGTTAGTCCAGGTATCCCCCGCATCAGAAGAATAAAACCCTGCTAGTTCAGCCGTTGCATAATTTGTACCCATAAAGGCTATAAAGTTATGATTTAAAGCACAATCTCCCCAACAACGTACCTCATTAGGGCCATAATCCCCTGTAGGAGTAATCTCTGTAGTTGTAAGTCCATTTGCTTCCGTTCGATAAGCAGATAACGTAGTGCCTAAATTACCCCAATAACAGAGATTTTCTGGATTATTATCGTTCCAAGGGAACAGAATAGACCCACCAAGATAAGCGCCAAAATCAGTTGCAGGTGTAATTACAGCCGCCCAAGTTGCTCCGTAAGTGGTAGTTTTATACAACATACTAACTCCACCACTGATAGCTCCTATATAAGCTAATCCTGGCGTTTTACCGCTAACATGAATAACGGGAATTGTAGGATCACCCGTTATTGTATCCCCTCCCGGATCGCCTGGATAGGGATCAGCGCCAGTACCCGCAATGTGGAATTTAGTTAGTATATTATGCCCATTAACGCCAGCACCGTTATATTGTCCAGTTCTCGTTCTGATATTGCCGATAGCAGTCAGGTTATTATTAAAGTTATGCTCAAAAGAGCTTTGACCTATATAACTTATGTCTCCCCAAGCCGATCCGCTGTTATTTATTTGTATCCATATATTACCAACAACAGAAAGATTACCGCTAGGCCAAGTAGAAAATTCCCATTTAGCCCACTTTAGGGTAGATGCTCCAATACCATTCCAGTTTTTATAAACTTCAGGGCCACTAGCATATCTTACAATGGTTGTGTCTATACCGTTCGCATTTTGAGTACCGGAAGATACTATCCATCCGTGTGCGCTTGTAGTGAAATCATAACTATGTATCCAGTCATATGTACCGCCAAAAATACTCCCAGTGAAAGTATCTGCGGATACTGTAACTTCCGTCCAAGTTGATCCATCTGTTGTGTAACAAGATGTCACCCCGGCGTCTGTATAATAACTGGCAACCATAACCCAGTTCTGAGTGCCGCGATCTGTCTGAATAGTTCGATAAATTGTCTCTGTTGCAAAAGTGAACTGGCTGGTAACAGAACGAGTACCACCAATATTTTTAACGTTTGAAATATAATAGATGTCGGTTGAAGTAAGTAACCAACCGTTAACCGTTGTCCCTGTTCCGGCATAAAGAGGACTGAAGGCATCACCTACAAATCCAACAGGAGTACCGTTCAAAGTCAAAGCAGCCTGAGTCCAGGTAGGACCACCTGATCCGCTCGGAGTGGTGAAATCGTCTGTCAGATAAAGATTCCCCGCCTTATCAAAGGCGGCAATCGAATCTGTGCCTCCTTCTAGGAAATAAGGCGGCTGCGGTCCCGTTTCAGTGAAGGGATCAGCATCGTTATAAGAAGTTGTATAGGTTGCAATATAATTAAATTCTTGCTCGTTTAGATCTTCCAGTTCAGCTTCAATAAGCTCAATAACATCAGCATCTTTACCGCTGGAAACACTAACTTTGACTTCTGATATTTTCTTTTCTTGTATAAAATTATAATATTTTGCCGTAACAATATCCCCTAAACCCCAGTTTCGCAACCAGTAAGATCCAGGTGATTGTCGGACATTAAAGGTTAATGTTTTTCTGGCTTTGTTTTCTTGAATATAGGCTTTACCCGAGGTTAACAATCCGGCATTATCTGATTCGCCTCTAGCATCAGCAAAAGCCTCTTTTCTGCCTAAAGGACTGACAGCAGTTGCATCGGTATTTTCGAGTTCGAGAATAGTACGGGCCGTACCACTGCCCTGCCCACCTACGTAAACAACATTAACCTCATCACTATAGTTATTAGATAGGATAGGTATTTCCATATTATCTAATTTAAGGTTAAAAAACATAGGGGGATTTCCGGCGGTGCTGTTAATGCGGCGGTCTAATCCCCAAATTCGCCTTACTTCAAATTTAAAGTTAGCGGGAGGATCTGTGCTGGTAATTCCGTAAGTAACACCACCATCAGCAGCAATGCTTTGACAGACAGTTTCCATGCTGGTATATCGACCAGAATAGGTAACATTATCACCAATTCCTGTAATGGCATCGTAGACCATTGGTCCCATAAAAGTACGATCTGGATCAGCTGGAAACATAAAGTGATCATTAATATAGGATTTCAAACAGGCCTCGGCTGTGTCAGTTTTAACATCAGCTTCATATCCAGCCGGGGGGATAGTCACGCGCCTTTTTAAAAAGGTTGTGTACCCCTGACCGTACAGGGTAAATTCAAGAGAACCCTTTTTAAGTGCCTGATCTACAACAGTAAGATTAACTCCCTCAAAAACTTTATCACGATTAAAGGTAATAGGATCAAGACGATATATAAGCACAAAATAATCAGGAAGAATACTGCGTAAAACGGATACCCGATCATCCTCTTCCGACATATCAAAATACAAAGCGTAGTTCCAGGCAGCATTAAGTCTCTGAGTATACTCAAGACGTTTCCAGCCCTGTAACATGGCTATACGATTTCTGGTATAATCATATAAAAATATTTCGTAGGGATTGTAGGGTATATAAGCCATTTAAATACCTGCATAACGATCATAATAAGTCATGGTGACTACAGGAGCGCCAGCATCTGCGGCTAGTTGGATAGTATTAACACCACCAGCCACTAAAGGATCAGGTTGCAAACTAAAGTTAGACAAATTAGAGCTAATAGATAGTTCTGTTAACATAGATAAGCCGGATGTACTGTTTATAATATCTTTTTTAGCATAAGTTAAGTTAACCGTGAATGTGTCGCCAACACTTATGCCAGATAAAACAAACTGTATATCGGTGCTATCATTGCGAAAACCTAAATTTATGAATGTGCCATCGCTGGCAAAACTGGGGTATTCTTCCCATGTACCAGCATAGTTAATAACGTTGTCACCAAAATTTAAAGTTACAACATGAGGAGTTGGGTTATACCAAACAGGATTATATGCCTTAAAATTAAGCGTTTCGTCAATGCCCCAGGCATCCCAGGTGTTCTGCGCTGGTGTGTTGAATGTTCCACCGCCCATACAAAAGCAGTCTATATCACGTACCTTTTTTACACCATTAATATAATATATCTTACGTAGTTTACCAGGAATAGGTAAATTTGGATAAGTTTGGCTGATACGCAACTCGTTTTCCAAACCCTGTCTAGCCAGCCAATACTCGCTTCTGTTGGACGCATTGTGCCGGATAGTAACAGATAAATCTCGTGGTTCCAAAGTATAGGCAACAGGAGTTGTACCGTGCTGGTAAGCTCCTGTTGACGTATACATATTGGTTTCAGGCAAGCCAAAACCGACCTCGGATATAACAGCTTTTTTAGGGGGATTGTGTAGGTTATAAACAACCCCGCTTGCTGTAATAAATTGTAATCTTTCTATACCAGTTCGATAGTTCATTAACCTACCGCCATCCACTGACTAAATAAGTTCTTGTTTGTTGTAACTGTTTGTTGCGCCGGAGGCCCATAAAAAACAGGGTTGTACACACTATTTTTAGTGTTTGTTGTGCTGGTGTTTGTTGTTGACCCGAACACAGTTTTTGCAACGTTGGCAACGACATTACTGGCAGCTTGCGCGGCTGTTAATCTAGCCTGTGCCGCTGTTGCCTGTTGAATAATGCTGTTTACAGATGCTGAAAAGCTCATCTGCATGTTTCTTATAAGATTTGTAATAGCGTTTATAGCAGTATATAAAGGAGAAATGCCCGATAAACCTTGAGCCAATCCTTGAATAATGTTTCTACCATACTCAGCAAATACACTAGACGGTGAATAGATACCAAAGGCACTTTTAAAAGTAGTCTTTATTTTATTAGCCATAGTAGTAACGCTGTTTTGTGCGAGGAGTGTGTTTTGACCGACCCCGTTTACATAGCCCTCTACCGTGTTTGTGCCGCTGGTTTCGCCAAATTCGCGCATCCTAATCTGTGCCTGTTCAACACTTTTTTGCAAAGTAAACTTATCTTGAATACTTTTTGCAATATCCTGAATTGTTTTATTACCAGCTTTTACCGCTTCTTTAGTTACTGAATTTGGAAAATACTGCTCTATAAAAGGTGCAGGTTCACCAACAAAAGTTGCAGGCTGCGATTGGACCTGTATTGCATCTGGTTTCCAGCCAAACAGCTTTTCTTCTAGCCCCTCTTTCATACCATCCCAAATGGTCTTAGCTATGTCATTACCCACCTTTTTTAGTGTAGGTACGCCTGTAGTTTGTGCCCATTCAGACATTTGACCAAACAGATCTTCTAGTTTAGGGCGTAAAATTTCCCATCCAGCCTGTAACTGATCGCCCATCCAGCCAACTACGGTATCCAAAGCTTCATTTATTTTTGTTCTGGTATTTTCGCTGGTTAATGTGCTGTAAATATTGTCAATTAAACGAGCGAATTTAGGCGCAAGACCTTCAGATCCCTGTTCTTTAGTGAAAGAAGTTACTGTCACCGGAGCCGGGAAGAAATTCTTTTGGAAATCTAAATCTCTGCTCTGGAATTCCTTCTCTGTCATAAGACCTAAATCAAGTCCGTTCAAATTGCCAGCCATATCAATACCTAGTGCTCTGACAAATTTTTCAGTCGATTTATTCCAAGAATCCTCAGAGCCAAACAGCACACGATCTGCTATATGCCCAAAAGCACCGAATAAACCTTCTATTCCCTGTGCTATGGTATCTGCCCCGTCCTTTTTCAGCCAATCCTTAGTATTGGTTACGAAGGTATTAAATTTTGGCTTAAGATTGTCCCATAACATATCAGCAGCTAAAAAGAAACCGTCAAACACAGTCTCTAAGGCTGGTCCCAGTTCGCCAAAGACACCCTTAATGCCGCTTTCTTTGTAGGCAGCAACCAGCTGTGTAAGTGCCTTTGCTACACTACCAACAATTGTTGTGATAAAGGTTAGACCTTGTACAGTAAGAGTGACTATGTTGCCTATGATTGAACCGATAGTAACACCTACTTTAGATGCGGTAGTCACAGCCCCTGGTTCAAGAGATGCGTAAAAATCTCTGATACCCGTTTTAGCTTTGTCGGCTCTACCGAAGATCGTATCAAACAGACCTTTAAACGAGTTAGCGGCTATCTTGGCCTGTCCAGCAAAAACCTTGACAGCATCTATAATACCGGTAAAGGAGTTTAACCAACCAACTGAAATACCTTCCATGAACTTAGCAACAGACTGAGCAAAGCTTACCAGTCGATCACTCGTTGTTTTGGCTTTACCAGATAGATCATCAGATTTAGTAACAATTCTAACGATATTTTTTAATAATTTACCTGTATCTTTGACTATCTTGACAACCCAAAACGCGGCTGTTCCCATTGCATAGGAAAACCGATTGGCATTGTCTTTAGATGCGCCAAGTGCCAGAGCTAAGCCCCGTAAACCACCTTCTCTACCGGAGCCAGTAGATCCGCCACTAAAGAATAGCATAATAGACTTCTCTAAGCCTTGCTTAGATAAATCCTCTTTGAATTGTTTGGCTGATAATTTCAATTCATCAAATACTTTATCTTTGTTTTTGATGAACTGAGTAATAACCTTTGGTCCTAATATCAAAGCAAAACCAGCAGCTGCTACAGCCAAAATCTGAGGCAGTTTTCCCAAAGGACTCAGTATAAATTTAACTAACCCGCTACCAAAGCCGGGTAATTTGCCTAATACAGAACCCAATAAACCACCAATCCCCTTTATACCCTTAAAAACACCACCTAAAAGGAGATTAATAGTTCCAGTAGCAGTTTTAGTTAGTGTATCCAGTATAACAAATGGCGCTTTGAATACCTTTATTAAGGGGCTAAATCCAATAGCCAGAAAATCGATACTTTCTTTAAAGGATTTAACAATACTGGATATGAACGAACTAACACCACCAACTGCAAACTTAATACCACCAGTAGCAAAGTCAAACGCCTCGGATAACCCTCCAAGCAGCAAACTACCCACAGGTTTAATTATTTTACCTGAAATGCCTTTAAATATGCCTGTAATAAAGCCTGTACCCTTTTCGATTAGACTCTTTGACTTGCCACCTTTCTTAGCACCAAACAGACCGGAGAAAGGATTTAAAGAACCAACCAATCCGCCTATTACACCCTGTACTTTACCAAATCCGATAATATTATTGCCCAATAACTGAGTCATTGTGCCTAAGACCAGCAAAAGAGGTCCAATGGCTGCTGTTAAGGCACTAATCCGCAGGATAGTGTGTAAGGAACCCTCGTCCATGTTACGCAGGAACTTAGCTACAGACTGAATACCCTTAAGTAATTTAACAATATCGTCACGAACTAAATCAAAAATTGTAATACCAAGATCTGCTAGGGTATTTTTAGTCAGTTGAATAATAGACTGAACTGTTTTGAATCGCTTGGTTGTTTCTTCTTGCAAAGCAATCTGTTCTGTCCAAGCTTTGTTAGATAAAGCTATATCGTCACGCAACAGCTTCATGTTGGGGCCAAGAATATTAACAACTTCTCTAACACGAACACCAGACAAACCCATGTCTTTCATCATGTCAGATGTCAGTGTTCCGGCTTCCTGCATTTCAGTCAGTTTCTTTAAAAATACATCCATTGCCCCCACAGCATCCCTTTTAAAGAGTGCTGTAAAGTCCTGGACAGATAATCCCGCTACTTGAGCAAAGGTTTTTACCTCGTCGCCGCCATCAGCAATCGAGAAAATCATTTCATAAAGCAAACGGCTAACAGCAGTACCACCACGTTCTGCTTTAATACCCATTTCTGCCAAAGCAGCTGAGATACCTAAAATGTCAGGAGATGTAATATTAGCAGAACGACCCGCAGCAGCTAAACGGAGAGCCATATTTGAAATTTCAGATTCTGTTGCAGCTGCATTGTTACCTAATGCCACCAAAGAGTTGCCCATCTGATTAGCAAATTTGGCAACGTCCTTATCTGCTACGCCCATGATGTTACCAAAACGGGCAATGGCGAAAGCGGCTTGTTCTGCATTTAGATCTGTAGCAGTACCTAACAACGCCATAACTTTAGTAAATTCAGTAATTTGATCAGCACTAACACCTAACTGACCGGCAATCTGACCTGTTTTAGCTAATTCAGAAGCTGAGATAGGGATCTCAAGAGCCAAATCTCTGAAGTTATCGCGCAATTCCTTACCTAACTTTGTCAAATCACCAAACGATTTATTAGCAAAAACAGCATCTTTTTGGGCTTGAGTCAAACCTGTGGATGTACCATACATTTCTTTAGCAACATCAGTGAAACCAATAGCCACACCATTAACAGTCTTGCTCACACCTGCAAAGGCTTCCTCGAATTTAATACCCTGACTCGTTAAAGCCCCTATTGCACCAACAAGAGGGGCTGTAATCGTATATGTCATGGTTCGGCCCATAGACGAGAGGGCATCACCGACAGTTACAACACTTCTACCGAACTTTTCCATTCGGTTTTGGCTGTTGTATATCTCCCGGCTGAAACGCGATAAATCGTCTCGTATATTACCCAACATACGAGAGGCTTGTGCCGCGCCTAAAACAACTACCCTAATTCCTACATCTGTCTGTGCCATAAGTTATTTCTTCTTCTTGGATTTCCGTTTGGATTCCGCGATTTGAGTATCCTGGATATGATTATCAATTTGATTACGTAATAAATAGTGGGCTACAACTTCTGCTTTTTGTATGCTTGTTAAGTCTTGCCATGTCGTATCAAACTGATAATTGGCTTTATTGCACGCTTCCCTTTCATAAAATTCTGGTATTATACCTGGAATAGAGACTATATCTATACCCGTATTCATAGTAGTGCGGAGTGAAACTTTATATATCGGTGTTCCGTCCTTCATCACTCGGAAATTTGTCCATAGCTGTTTCGGTTGATTTTTCTGTTACTCCGTAAGTCGGGAGTACAAAATCAGCCAAACGAGCCATGTCACCTTCCTCAGAAACAGCCACCAGTTTAACCCACTGCAAATAACGCAGTCTTGCATTCTTGGGAATGACAATACCCAAAGCTTCGTTTTCTTCAACCCACGTTTCCGAATCCAGCTTTTCAACCGTCTTGGGAACAACCTTTATTTTAGTGCCCTTTATAATCCCTAAGTCCATCAGAGCCATGACTATTTGTGCTTCTTGTTCTTCTGTTGCTTTAATATAATCAGGGTCAAGTGGATTTTCTTCTTCGCGTTCTTTTTCAGGATTAAAATAGGTTGGTACTTTAGGGGCTTTGAAAGTTTTGAGAATTTCGTACATAACGGTACGAGGAAAAGAAACACGCTCAAGCACTACACCGCTTGAAAACTTGAGCGTGTTATCTTCTTTTTCCTGTGGCTTCTCAACACTTTCAATCGTTTCTGTTAAACGATCTTCGTAAGTGTCTTTTGTAACCACGTTAATTAACTCCCTTTAATTATGATTCCATCTGCGCCGTTGTCAGCCAAACCACCAGCAAACACCGTATTGGCTTCTTTGTAGCAAACGGCTAACGAGTTGATAATGTCAGCCAGAGGCAGCGTTCCCGCACCTTCGGGCATCACATACCAAGTATTGCCACCAGAGATAGTACGCAGGATACGGGCACGAGTAGCCGATGTCTGAACGGCCATGAAACCAACCATGTTTGTCGCAAACACGATAGCTGTAACCTTGCCAACTCCACCACCACCAGCGCTGTCACCGGGGAACCGTTTCTGTGCCCACGATGTACCACCATTTTCTGTGTACCACAGGGCATTGTCATTTGTACCAACAAACCAGATTGTGTCAGAAAGCATGAATAAGCTCAGCAAATCGGGCGTATTCACAATATCTGGTCCAGTTACAGCTGCAAATGTTTCACCATCTGTTGTGTGAACAACTGCATTATTCGCACCGACAGCAACTACATTTTCATCGTCATAAGCATGAATAGCTGCAAGATTTTCTGTTGTGGCTGCTCCGGCATCAAGTGTACTGACACTGGCTGTTACATCCGAACTAAAGTAGACATAGCCACCTAAACCAGAAAAATAAACAGCTGAAGGAGAGGCAGCACTGACACTTGTCGGACCTTTAGCAGCAACGAAACCTGTTGCAACCTTAGCCCATGTTTCAGCACCGTTAAGAATATCAGCAGATGGAGCGTAATGCAAAGCTTCGTCGGTAGATGAAACAACAACATAGTTATCACCCACACATTCCGCATCACTTACTGTATCTGTGACACCTAACGTTGTAATCCATGTATCTCCCCACACGACTCCACCATCAGCCGAGAAAACAACTTCTGGTAGAACACCGGGAGAAGCGGTAGCAGGATTACTAACCGCAAAGACTTTCTGGCAACCGTCTGATGGAGTACCGCAGTTACCGCAAGCGGGACTATCACAGACGTTGATTGAGATAATTTCCTGCCCAACTTCGTTCTGAGCACGTTCAGCAAAACGCATAGGAACAATTTCGTAGAACAACTGTGCAGCCAGATCAACCGTCTCGTCAATAGTCGCATCTTCGCCGCTATCCAACGCACCAAGATCGCCTGTGCTGTAGTTTGTGAAATAAGCGTTTTCAAAAGCTAAAATCTTTGTCCAACCAGCATCAAACAGGGTAGGCTGCTTACAACGCCCAAAGTGCAACTGAACGTCAATCGCACACTGTTGGTGAGCCAGTTTCAAGATTGCCGAACGATCATCGGGATACCGAAAAGTAAGCCCAACCGTAGGACGATCTTCCGCGCCACGTATAATCCCAACTTCGTCAAATACACCATACTCAGTATCTGATGGAACACGGATAGGGGTAATATCACCTAAAGCGTGATCTACACCACCGGCCTTAGCCATCGACTGATATTGGGGCACTGTTGTGGGACGTGCTTGGCGTTCAAATGTCCATACACGGCTGTTAGCTGTACGTTCAACACCAGATCCCATTTACAAATCCTCCACACTACTGTAATAATCGTGTTGATAAATAGATTTAAGTAGACGAACAATCGCCTTAGTGTCTTTAACATGGGGCAACGTTGTCTTTACAACTTCAAAGAGTTTGCCTGTACTGCCGTGAATAAGTTCTGCGTTAACCAAATTAGCTTTAACCAGTTCTTTTTGCAGTAACTTTATTTCATCGGTACTTAACGGTAGTTCTGATAGGTCGGGCGGTCCAATCCGAATACCGTACTTGTACTGCTGTACTGTGGCATTTTCTTTGACCCTAACCAGCCAAGAAAAACCTTCTTCATCTATATAAACAGGCATTATACATACCTTCCACTACACTAATGAATTAATATCTATTTTACATAATAAGATTACAATGAAAAAATAATTGACAAAACCACAAAAATACTATATAATGGATAGTACATATATCAAAACTTTAGGGGTAAAAAGATGACTTATGACTAGATGGTATGGAGCTAACTTGACTGTTTTGCCCGTAGATGAAGTAGAAGATAGTTTGAGAGAAAAGATGAAAAAAGCAGCCGGGAATAGAAACTGGCTGCTGTGGCACGAAATATATGAAATTGGTTATTCTTTATATATTTGTTACAAAGAAGATGGTAAATTAAAAGACTACGAAAAAGTTTTGTGTCGTATCTTTACACAGCAAGGTGATCGCTGGTACTTTAACTAGCGACCTTTACGCAAAGAAGCGCCCAGTTTACGCCGTTTAATAAACCGCCACAAATCAACACCTGCCTGTTTAGTACCAAACGGGCAGTTTAATATCTCCTGTGTAGTCTGGTAACTGATTTCTTCTACTTTTGCCAAGTCTGTATTCAGATATTGCAGATGTGTTTGGAAATTATTGCAACCACACATTGCCCGATCTGCTAACGTTGTGGCGTAGAATACTATCCGTCTCTCAAACTCTGGATCCATCCGTAAATGGGGATAGTCGGAATTATAATTAACTAAACCCGCACGGTATGATACGGTAGTACGATAAGGGAAACCACCTACACAATTGGTAGATGTCCAGCTTCCGGTTGTTGTATCCCAGGTTGCGTAGGCATATTCTACTGTTCCTCTCCGCGAGTCACGCACGCCTATACGTCCAGTAGTTGTTACTGGATAGGTAATGTCTCCGGCATAAAAAGTAGCCTGGACTGAGGGATCAGTATATACACGGTACACATCAACAAGAGATAAAAAGTTAGCATCTACGTCTCCATCCACTTCCATTGTTGGATCGTTGTCAGATGGTACTTTTTCCTGTAAAGCGGGTTTCACTGCATAAGAACGTGGGAATGTTATAGTAGCGACTCCGGTTAAAATAGTAACACTAACCGGGCGAATTTCCCACGCATCATCAGCTGATCGACCAGGAAAATATACCGCTATTTCTTCTTTGTCTGTAACGGTTGTTGGAACAACTACGGTAGCTGTTTCATCATACCCATCCAGATTTTCATCACTGTAGACTATAGGGGCATCGGCTTCAATAACTGTCTTAGCCCTTATTCCGCCCTCCAACACATAACCGAAACGAGTAAAGATAGTCCGTAAACCACCTATTGTATTACGTGTGTTGTATAGTTCTGTTCTGTACGATCCCTCAATTTCATGTTCCTCATTTTGTATCCATACAGGAGTCGGGTAAAAACCAAGTTCGGTAGCTACTTCTTCTTCTGCCTGATGAAGCACATAAGCTAAATCTTCTCGGCTAAACTTACTTGCGTTTTGCCAAGCATATTGATACCAGACATCATCACAGGCGTTACGATTAGGTACACCATAATCAGACACAACACCATTAAAATGATTCGGTTCAATGCCTAAAATTTCAGCTGCTCGATCCAGAGGGATCAGGGTTCGGGTCGTTGCTCTCGCCATTTTCATTAACCTTAGTTAAATTGTTAACTGTAGTCATAACCTGCAATAACTGACATTGCAGTTCTTGTAAGCAAATTTGGGTGTTTTCACCTACTGTCAGTACGTTTTTTATAAGTATCTCTACAGGCTTTAAAGCTGTTTCAACCGCTTCTTTCATATCCACATCGGCTAGGTTAGTAACGCTTTTATCAAGACGATCTACTGTAGTCTGTAATGCGGAATTAGTGATGGCAAATTGGTTCAAAGCTGATGTGTTATTTTCTACAGCTTTCTTCGTTTCTCTACCTACTTCTAAATGACTTGCTGATAATTCAATCATTTTGTCTAATATCTCGTTAGTTTGTGCTTTGTCAGCTGTCACGCTCGTGATGGTCTTTCCAGCAAATCTAAAAGTGAAATATACAACCGCCAAAATTGTAAATAAAATAATAACTACGATGCCTACTGATTCAGGCTTACTAAAGACTTTTATAAAAAGATCGTCCATATCAGCAACTTATTCTCCCCATATAAAATGATTAATTAAGATTGCACCTGCGCTACCCGCGAACGGCAGTAAGACAGGAGGGTAAATCAGGTATGCACCATAACATAAAAAACCTACCCAAACGCTCAGGCACATAAAACAGGATAATAAATATTGAATAGATATATTATTATAAACTTTGAACCCGTCCACGCCGAGTTTCAGCCGGACAGGTTCAAAAATTTTCTCTGTGTGGAGAATATTGGTTACTCTCCACACAGCTAAAACGAACATTATAAACCAGCTAAGTGACATTAGCGAGAGCCTCTCTAATTTTCTTCACGCGGCTTTCCCCGATGCTTGGAATACTCAGCAACAGGGCGTCAGAAGCTAATGTCAGCTGTCCCACAGTTCGCAAACCGTTTCGTTTAAGGATTGTCTTAATTTCGTGAGCAAGATCAAGACTATCAACTGTTGCTGATGTAGGCTTAACGGTTGTTTCTACTTTAATCGGCTTATCTTCTATTACTGCAAGTTCACCCGATTGTACAGCAACTTCCTCTGGTGCTAAAACAAACACACTCAGATCGAGAAAACGATACAGTTCATCCTTAAAAACAGGGAACACATGATCGCGCTCTATCGTATATTTTTCTCCTAAATGAGTGTGGCTTTTCATATGAAACACACCCGTTTGAGGGCCAACGTACTTCATGTTAACGAGATCTTGTTTAGGAGCGGTCTTTTTTGTAACACCAGATGTGTTGATACGTACAGTGGGAGTACCCCCACAAGATGAGCAACCCATAATAGCACCTTTCTTATAAATGTCTACGTGTTTATCTCTTATATATTTTAACAGATCATTCTTATTAGCAAAATCCTTATCTCTATTTAAGCCGGTTCTATACCGATAGGTAAATAAGGGGTGTGCTATACGAGTTCCACAGATACCTTTTTCCAGTAAGGACAGGTGCAAATCCCAGTCCTCCCATCCTGCTATACTCTCGTCAAAGCCACCAACTGCTAATAAATGATTCTTTTCGTATAACCCGGTAATTGGTCCTATAGCTTTACTGGTTAAGCTTTCAGCATTCCAATCTTTAGCTGTGTCGTGATAAACATCAGCCCCATTATCAGCATACCAGTCTGTATAAATCCAACCACCGGCTGTTTTATAAACTTTGTACAAAGCTTCTAGCCAGTAAGGTTGAGCATAATCATCACAATCCAAAAAGGCTATCAAAGGGGCATTTGCCTGTTCTATACCACGATTACGAGCATAAGCTGTACCATGATTGGTGTCAGAATCAAGAACCATCACAAAAGGAAAGCCAGCTAAGTACGGGTTAATTAACTGCCCATTCTCATACCAGGATTGACCAGTATCGTTAACGACAATGACTTCCCAGTTTTGAAAGGTTTGAAATACCAGACTATCTAGACAATCTTGCAAATAAACGTCATGTTCAGGACCAACCGGAATAATCACAGAAATCATAGCTGGATTTAATGATCTGATTTTTGAACCGTCTTTTGCTGCAAAGGGTGTCAGATCAGAATGTCTTGCCCACGTAAACCAGGACATAAAATCCTCGCCCTTTTTAGTGTGGCTTAAAGAATCCACTCGCATTGTATACAGCAGTGTTGGATATTCACCAATATTTTCTGCCCTAAACCCATAAGATAAAGCTCTGGTCCAAAAATCAGCATCTTCTACACCAGAGTGAATTCGTCTACGATAGCCACCTGTTCGTTCCCATACTGACTTTCTATACATAGACGCATAAGGCAGCTGGTTCTGTTTAGCAATCTGGTTTTCGTAACCTGGATTGGGAGGGGGCCATCCAGAAACAAAACTCTTACCGTCTGGATTAAAGACTTGCATAGCTCCGGTAGCAATATGCACTCCTGGATCCCTATCCAGCGCACGAGACAGCCGTTTTAAAGCGTCTTCGTTTAGACGATCATCAGCATCTAAAGGAATAACGTACTCGCCACGAGCTAAGCTAATGCCGATATTACGAGATTCAGAGACATGCTGATTAACTGCATTACGAACAACCCTTATTCGGGAATCTGTTTCTGCAAAACTGGTTGCTATTTCTACTGTGTTGTCTGTACTGGCATCATCTACAATAATCAGTTCCCAGTCAGAGAAAGTCTGATTTAAGACTGATTGAATTGCCTGTGGTAAATATTCAGCCAGATTAAAAGCTGTAATAACTACCGACACCTTGACTGGATAGTTTTTGTTTAGAGCAGCTTCGTAAGCAGTGACATACTGACCAACAACATGATTCCATTGATAGCGGTCTACAACAGTTTGTCTAGCCGCTTTGCCCATTTCTTCTCTGTGTTCAAGACAGTAATGCAGACCATCAACCATATCGTCATAATTACCAGGATCAACCAAGTAACCGTTAACTTTATGAGTTAGTATTTCTGCCTGTCCTCCCCAGTTCCACGACAAAACAGGTACACCACTAGCCATAGCTTCGATAATGCCTACGCCAAACGTTTCTTTAGCAGTAGCTAGGTAAACCGAAGTACCGCTGATTATTCGTTTCATATCCTTGTAGGGAAGTCTACCGATAACCTGTACATTATCCGTCTGTTTTCCGTAAGTAGTTCTGAAAATAGTATTAGGAACAAGACTTGCTAATGTATTAACTACCGAACTATCACAACTAGGATCGTGCCTGTTTTTATTCCATAGCACATACCCTAGCGGATCACCAACCTTCCATTCATCCAGATCGACACCATGATTAACAACAACAGGATCTAATAACATGCCCCTTTGCAGAACGTTGGCTACCCAACGAGAAGGGACCGTCACCACAGAGGCGCGTCTCATTCCATTAATGATGTCACGATTAGCGTCTAAGGCCCATTTAGCTCCCCAATTATCCTCTGACCAGTACAAACCGTGACAGGACAGCACCAAATTAGGGTGATTGACTATAGACGTGGCATGACAATTAGCTACATCGGCATCTAGTAAATCCTTAACAATTTCTACCCCGTAATCGGGAAGGTATTTAAGCTGAGCCTCGACACAGCGGCGAATTCCTCCGTCACCAGTATCCGGCTTGTCAAAAGTAGGGTTTATATATACCTTCATTAATTCTCCGGTTGAACGTTATTTAAAGAAGCATTCATGCCAATATTTTTAAATGGTGAACACTGAAAATGACTGGCTATGTTAGCAGGGAATAATATCTCAGGAGGATTAGGGCTGGTATTATACCTGCCACACATATTTAACTCCTCCGCACCGGGGTTAACTCCTTCTTGATGATAGCCAATAGTATTATACCAGTTAACAGATCGTAAAGAAATCTGTCCAGAATAAGCGTACTGATCGGAGTTGGGTACAATGCGCCAGTAACACATCGGCCCATAACCCTCGACGTCACCAACCAGATCAGCCTTTATGCCGTGTGACAAATAGCCTAAACGAATCACGCCCACCCTCGGATTAGCAATCAAAAGGTCAGCATAGGATGTGATATTAAACTTATCAGCTAAACACCAATCATCTTCTAGTAATAAAACAAGTCTGGTTGAGATAAAAGCTTGACGCAAAGCTATGTTTTTACTTGCTCCAACACCATGCCGATTTGCATTAGTAACAAAAACCTGTTCATTGGGCAGCAGACCTTTTAACTGATCAATATAGGCAGTAGGACTACCGTCATCGGCTATAATCCAAAATCGTGGGCCATCATCGTAAACTAAATTATCTCTTAGCGAGATAATTGTAGGAACTGCTGTTGACGGTCTGTTGTAAGTTGTAACAATAATTCCTAATGGTTCTCGCATTTATTATACTTCCTATATTTACTGTAATCTCCTAAGTAATCGTACTCTAAATGTTCGTCATATAAAACTTTTCCACAAGTGTAACATGTCGTTCTACAGTAATTGTGAACAGTGTAGAGTTTATTTGGCTCTATCTCACAAACACCTTCAAACATTCTTGAGAAATGTATATCTCTATGTCTGCAAAGAAATTTTAGCATGGTTATTTATCCTCAACAGGACGATGGGTATTATTATAATTTCTAGCACCTTCCGAAGACTTACAACGTTTAAAAAACATATAATCCTCTTGGCTTTTCTGTATAATATCTTCTTCAGTTAAATGTGCGTTTTTCCTATTTGTAGTTAATTTATAATAATCAATAACGTCGTCAAAAATACTTATGTTTTTACTCGCTAGCACTTTATGACACATACTACACTCATAACATATTTTTGCGTCTATTCGCCAATTCAAATATTGATAAGTGACTTTACCTATATCAAAAGCGAGAAACGTTTTCCTGTGAATTCCCAACTTACACAGTAACTTACTCATCTTCTGTATGCCTAAATAAGAATCTATCGTCATAGTCATATTTTGGATCGTACTTTGGGTAGTGTTTCCTAGCAGTCGTCCATCCTAAACTACCATCATATTCGTCTGCACGAACGAGATAACCCTGTTCATCTAAGGCAACTTTTACTACATTACCGTTTGACACATAGTATGTAGGATAAGACATCCTTTCAAGCATATCCCTGACAGCATGAATGTCGTTTTTAATTCCCTCTAACAAAGTGATTATAGTTTGCTCGTCCATTCTGGTTCCTTCCACTCAGCAGTTAAATCATTACGTAACTGTACCATAAAATCACCATAACGAGAGGCACTCTCTAAAGTATATCGCTGATCATGCTCCCGTACAATATAAAGGGGGTTGCCTTCGTCAATTTTGTGAAGATGTTCTGGTAAATGAACCATCATCACACTGATTAAAGCCGCATCCATGCCCCCGGTAACTGTCATGGGGTGTAAACCACCTGTTTTATTCCACAAGCCTTTAGTTACCACATTAGCATGATTAAACCAGCTTATAACATCAGTTGTACCCATTATCTGACAGCTAAAATTGTACAGACCTAATGGATCACCTATTTTAACGATTGTTTCTTTAGCTTTTTCTATAGCCATAGGGTGTAAAATATCGTCTGAGCCTAGCTGTAAAACGTATTCATTTCTGGCAAGAGCTATCCCATAATTAAAAGCTGTAACAACACCCGATAACCAGGGAGTTTTAAACATAGAAATTGCTATAGGTATTCCGCGTATAGGTTGTTCTTCACTTAGGTATATTGCTTTATGGTTGATACCCAAACGAGCTATTTGTGTAGAATTTTCCCAGGTTATATAATCGTCCATTTTTATATCTGCCTGATCATTAATTAACAAAATTTCATCAGGCAAATCTGTTTGATATAGAACACTGTTAATGCATTCAGATAGCCACTGTTTGTGGCATTCTTTAGGGCCAACAGGGATAGTTACAGTTAGCTTAATATCAGATAAACTTGGCACGCAAACCCCTCATTTCCTCGATCATTTGCTGGAAAGACTTGTGAACCATAATCTGATCGTCTTTGTGTATTGACGCCAGAGTTCGATCAATTCGAACCACAGGATCAGGGATAATAGTCTTTCCCCAATCATAGACATCGTTGACAATTTTGAGCATTTCATATTTACTTACAGTCTCCGCACCATGAATGTGAATCAGATTTGTATTTACGTGATGGTTAGCGTAGTAGATTAAGATGTGCGATAGTTCCGCTGTAGTAATACCGTTCCACAAGGCATTTGACCAGCCCATAACGGCTGATGTTTGCTGCTGAAACCAACCTAACAAGGAGCGCCGTTTTGGATCCGGATAACCCACAAAACTACAGCGAACGGTTAAATGGTTATCCCAGGTAATCTCACCGAGAGCTTTAGAGTACCCGTAGGCGTCAATTGGTGTTGGATAATCACTCTCATCATAACCACCAACGTCACCATTAAACACGCAATCGGTTGAAACGTGTATCATCCGAATACCCATCGTATCGCAAACCTGAGCAATAAGGCGGGGAGCATAAGCATTCACACGAAAATGATCCATTTCAGGTGCTGATTTTATAGTCAAACCAGCGCAGTTAACAACAACGTTAGGTCTATGTTTATGCAGGATTTCACGAACCTGATATGGATTAGTTATATCACAGGTAGCACGAGTAAACGGAATTACCTCGGGATACAACTGGCACAACTGAGATCCTAACAGACCGTTTGCCCCAAATATAGCTATTTTTGTCATGAATTCCTCGACAGTCGCCTTTTAAATATGCAGATATAGGTTTTAACAAAACCATCCTGAACAAAAACGGATATGAGTTCCCATCCTGCCTCCCCCCAGTCATTCAACATATCTTCTAGGCGAGGAGACAAGCTTAGTTTCTCTATTACCTTATATTCGTAAGCTACAGCCATCAGGTTTTTCTGACTATATAAGAAATACCGGGAGTACCAACAAATTCGTAATGAGACGGAACCAAATCCAAATACTCATGAACGGCAGTTGCTACCCCATTTGTACCGTTCTTTTCGAGATCAACATAGTCATGAAACCACACATAGCCACCGACCACAACATGAGGCCAGTAGGCTTTTATGTCGTTGAACACAGACAAAGCAGAATGATCGGCATCTACAATAAGTAATGAGATGTTATCAAAATCATTCTCTACCAGTTTCAACACACCTACTGTATCTCCACAAACTACATAACTGGAAAAACCGGAGGCATGTAGGTGTGCCTCATAAGTCTTAATCACAGCCGGATTGTTGTCTACGGCTATAATATTAAGGGTGGGATTACCTTCTAACAAGGCTAAGGACATCAATCCTGGTCCGGCCCCTAACATACAGACCTTTGCCCCTGTATGCAAAGTTTTGGCTAGATTTTGGAGGTATTCTATTTCATTTCCGAATGTGTAAGGTAGAATTTCATTCCGTTGAGCCGCCGTTAGCATTTAAGAATCCTTTAATAGCTGCTTAAGTTCGTCACTAGTTAGCCAGTGACTAGGGCAATCGCTTGTATATTCGTATTGAAACAACAAATTTGTACCAACATTTTTCTGAGGATCGTTTACAATAAAGTGCTCACCAATATCGTAGGTATGCATCGATTCTTCTCTAACAATCAGAGTTTCGTGCAGCCGCTCACCAGGACGAATACCGATGTATTTAATGTCTCTGTTTGGATCTAACGTCTTAGCTAACTCTACAATAGACATAGCGGGTGCTTTAGGGACAGTAATTGTTCCTGCCTCTGATTTTTCCAGAGCAAACAGAATAAGATCAATCGCCTGTTTCATTGACAGCCAGAAACGAGTCATCTTTTCGTGGGTAAGGGTAAAAGGCTTACCGTCAGCCATTTGACGCTCTAACAAGGGCACAAGAGAATTGGCACTCTTAAGGACGTTCCCATAACGAACCGAAACAAATTCGGTATCTCGCCAATTGTTAGCTTCTCTGAAAATACCCTCTCCAAGACGCTTAGTGACCCCGTAATAGGTAGGACCACAGGCTTTGTCACTGGAAATGAGGATAGCACGCTCAACGTTTGCCTCTGCGCTGGCAATAGCTACGTTCTTAGTGCCCTCTACGTTACAGGTAACAGCTTCTTTAACATTGATCTCTGCTACAGGAACGATCTTCAACGCAGCTGCATGAATAACAACCTGATGTCCTGGTAAAATAGTTCTTAACCAGTCCAGATCTCGTACATCACCAATTTTACAATCCACATTAGGGAATTCAGACTTAACCTGAGAGATCTTTGTTTCGTTCCGAGCAAGAATAGTAAACTGTGTGTCCCAGTTCTCATCTCGTGCTCGTTTAAGAATTGCCTTGCCTAAACTACCACTTCCACCAGTTATCAGAACGCGCTTACCGGATAGTATCATTCTAGTCTCCTGAATCAAAAAAGTGTATACCTACTAGTATACACTTTAACTCATTATATGTCAAGTTTATATTAAAAAGACTCTGGGGTACTGCCAACCATTTGTTGTAATAGAACAGCGTCAACTAATATGTAGTTAAAATGATCTATTCTGTTAGAAACTAATCCAGCCGCTTGATAGGGATTAGCCGGATCAAACGAGGCACTAAACCAATATCTTTTTGCTCTATCTGTTTCTGGATCATAAGCTCTAATCTCCATTGCAACAACTACGGGAGTATACCCGCCAAGATCAGAACTAAATGTGTCCCAATTCCAAGCATTCCAATTTATAGAATCTGGCATATTTTCTATATACTGGTAAATTGGAATTTTCGCCCACAAAGATATATAACCCGATAAATTAATATTACAAGTTCTAATATTTTCTGGACGAGATACATCACAAATACTGTTTTCCCCCTCAACAAATTTGTAATGGTGATAATCTTGTCCGTCATTGTATTGAATTATTAATTCAAACACATCGTTTGGATTGATTCCATTTAAAATACTGGATTGTGCTTGAACTGGCTTAACTAGAACAAGAATTAAAATAAAAACAAACAATAGCTGTTTCACACTACAACCTTTCGCCCAACCATGCGTCAAACTATCCCGCCGTTTCCCATGCCGCCGCGTTTGACGCCAGATATGCGCCACATTCGATGCGACTTTCTGCCCAACTGGGCCACGTTGTGCCGTCATAGCCAAAGAGCGCCACTCGCAAATAGGCCGTGCTGGAGCGCGAAAACGTCACGACAGCGGTCTGTTTGCTGGCGAACGTTTGCAGGCTGGTTGCATGGGTAATGGTTGCGGCGCTCACCCCGAAAATCGCGGCTAATCGGTCTTTAAACGCCTGGATACTGATGGTATTCTCGTCAAACTCTGCCTCGAAAATGACCGCCTCGTTATCCAGCCGTGTGCGCCAGTGGTTACGGTAGGCGGGCTGTGGGTCGTTGTTGTTGCGTCCGAGGGCACGCAAGGCGGTCACGAGTTGGTTGCGCTGTGTTGCTGTGAGTGCTAGATTAATCGCTCCGAAGTAGACGTGTGCCATTAGACCCTCGCCAGTTGCGCCCATTTGGGCAGACCCAGCGGCGCGTTACAGGTGAAAGCGTGCTGAATCCGACCTAACCAAACAGACGATGCGCTGTTGAAATTAACTGACCCGATGGATCGCCAGCTTGCCACGCCCCCCACGTAGGCGTTCGGATAGGCTGCGTCTGCCCCAACTCGCACACCGTTGACAATTGCGCGAATATAATTACCTGCAACACTCCACTCCAACCCCAATAACAGCGGTGTTGTCACTGTGGAGACATAGGTTCGATCCAGGCGGTCTACCCCGCCTGTAGGGACATAAAATCTCAACGTATTAGCGAAAGCCTTGTAAATCAAAAAACGATTACTGGCGTCTTGCCCGATATGAAGAACAACCCTATCGTCTTCCCCTACCCAACACGCCGCATCAGCCATTACCCACGCGCCCATTGCGCCTTCAGCCGGGTTAAAAACGCCATTGAGCGTTGTGGGCATGGCAATATAGTCATTCGTGCCATCAAAGTAGTAGGAGGTTCTGCCGTCGCCAATGCCCACCTGCCCAACCGTAGCCCCTGTGTTAGTAGCATTGAAGGAATTCCCGGAAATGTCATAAACGGTTGTACCTAATGATTCTCCTAAAGGCCATAGAGTTACACGAGACGATCCAAGAATAGTAAGAATATTTTGCCAGTAAGCTTGTATATTCTCTTCGCCACCATTTAATACAATATCTATAGTCATTTTATGGCGCTATACTCATATAAGTAATTTTATCTCCAGCAACGGAACCTATATAAAACAATAAACTCATGTTAGTTACAGGAATCCATCCCGAATCAGACCCCGGCCCAAGAATCAGTCCGGTTGAAGTGTCTTGAGTACCGTCTGTTATAGATACACTGGCATTCCATCCAATATGAATATACCCTGTGTTTAAAGGATGTGTTCTAAACTTAATCATGTCACAGGCTATATTAGGACACTGTTTTGCTGTGACAGCAACAATTAACTCCCCCGTTCTAACCGTAGTATAAGGATAAGGTCTGGTTCTGCCAATAAGAAGATCAGGCGTGTTAATGGCCTGTTCATCCCTCATATTGTAAACAGGAAGTGGATTTCCGCCAAGTGGAAAAGTCATTTAATATACTCCTTTAGCAAATTAATATGCTATTAGTATACTGATGAAAGGAGTACAATAAAAATTATGCAGGTTCCATCTCTGATAGACTTGGAACTTTATCTTGCCCCTCGTGATAAAACTTATGAGGAAGAGCGAGCATGATCTTTAATCGATTCGGATCGTCTGCCCATTTAACTGTTGCAATCCGCTCAACCTCACAAGCATTGATACCTTCTTCCCACTCTCCATATCGATCTGTCCATCTTTTATGAAATATTTCCGGCCTGTGACCTACACAGAATCCATAATTATCGAGATTCAATGCCCAACCTTGCCAATCAGTAGTCACAATCTCTACGTTACCTCTTTGGAAAGGGTGTGGTGGGCCTAGACGCATGATCCCTATGTTGTCATTTTCCAAGAGAGCTTTACACCAAGGATTCAAATCAAGAGGTTCAAGTAGTTGCCAGTCGTCAACTAAATACATAACGAGGGGAGAAGTCTTGTAAGCTTCTGCAAAACCTTTATTCAAAGAAGCCCCTACACCACGTCTTTCTTGTCTTGAAAAGGTAATAGGACCATTCCAAACTGGATTCCATTGTACAAAGGAACCGTCATCAGCTACATGAAGTCTGATAGTTCCATCATAGATAAAGTTTCGCCAACTTAACAGAGTTTTTTCAGCGATTTCTTTTCTTTGTTCGTCTCTGAAATAGGTCGTCATAACTATAGTTAAATCTGGTAACAAGGTAAACTCCTTAGTTTAATTTAAATCCAACTACAACTAATCGACTATAACCTTCACAGGTAATTAGCGTTAACTGCTCACCGCCCAAAGAAGGTGCTAACCACTGCGTTTCTGAAATATCTATGTTGTGGTATATATTTACCACTTCATAAGTTTCTTTATAATTTAGTGTGTATAAATAGATATAGTCACCTATATACAATTCATCCAGTCGTTCAAACGCACCGTTACTATGACCAGCTAATACGACTGTTCCCCAATCATCAGTAATCCAATTCGTTTCTTCTAACCATCCAGCACCGTTACTACCCACTACGTCCATATTATACTGTCTATTAACAATCGGAATTTCTTGCAGAGGTCTCCATAGATCAATAGATGGTATAACTAACCATCCTACAGGTTTATCTTGGACTTGTATGGATGATACGGGCAAGATAAAATAGATAATAATAAGAATTAATAAAAAGGTTTTCATAGTTTGCCTTTCAGCAAAATAAAAGAGGCCTATATTTTATTATAGACCTCTTTTTATTACTAGTCAACTATTAAATTACTGGGCACGAACATCCACTGAAGCATAAGAGTACGGAGTACCCTGGCTGACAGTTGTGTTACCACCGTCAACGAAATATGGATCATCGTGGAACGGCTGACGCGGGATCTGGAGCGGGCAAACCATAACGTTCTGGATTCTACCAGCCAGATGCGGGGTCAACAGGCGCAGACGTGGACGAATGAGTGTGGTCCAGTCAAAGCAGTATAGCGTCTGTCGAGGAGTCCACAGCCACATACCACCGTCCGACCAGATCAGATTCGAAACACGACCATCTGCCGCTAATTCACCAGCAGCCCCTGGACCTGCAAAGTTGAAATATTCCATGTACAGCACCTGAGTATTACCCTTAACCGTAAACGGCAGGAGGTAAATATCAGACAGCATACAACCGCTAGGAACATCACCATCGTTTTCATTGTAGGTCACAGAAATTGAATCGTCAACAATCACCGGAATACGAACACCGTCAATTGTCAGATAATTCCCGTTAAACATATCATCAGACATCCGGCGCATTGCCATTGCATCTGTGTTGTTGGCTAGCTGATTAGCTGTTGCACCGCAACGGTAACTAGCATACACACAGGGCCAATAGTCTGTCAGTTCACGGAACATCGGTTCTGTCATGACCCACGCCCACTGAACGGGACGCATGTTCATTCGAGAAGCGTTGTGGTTCACATAGCGCCACATCGTAGTCATATAGTGGAACAGAGTAGCCGCAGCCTGATCGACACGCTGGCTACCAAAGTCTTTAATATCGCTTGCCAGTGAGGGGCAGTTTGCGCCAGTGATAATGTCGGTATGGGTTGTTGTAACCAAACCCTCTAAGCCGAGAAATTCAGCATAGCCTGTACCAAGATTATTCAGGGGTGAACCTGTCCAAACCATATGGCTCAGAACATCTTCAAGTTCAACACCAACTGCAAGCATCTTTGCCGCCAAGTCAGAGGCGAACACCTTACGAGCGCCACCAGTAATTCCTGGGGGCAGCATTTTCTCAGCAACATCAACGATTGGATCATTGACTAGCTGCAAATCAAACATCTCGCCACGATTGATCCGATCACCCGATGCTGACAGATCAATAACCTCTGTAGTACGAGCGATACGGCCCATAGCTGAACCCTGCAAACAGGATTTCATCTGACCGGGGCGCGGTGGATCCGCACAAGGAGTAGACTGTTCAGCAGCACCATTACCAGCTGTAAAGCCTGTCAAATATCCAACAATAGGGTGCGTGTCGTTTGTGGCACGCGCAGCAGGCAGAGCGGCGATCAGACCCTTAGCATTAACGCGAGTTGAGAAAATATCACGTTCAATACCGGGGTAACTAAAGATACCGTTACTGCCATGCACCCGATTGGTAGAAATTGAAAAACCAGCGGGTAAATCGTGCTTCTGCCGCTCACTCAAATGCGGAGTTAACAACTGAGCAAGAGCATTTACAAGTTCATTACCGTCCATTTTAAGCTTTGTCTCCTAAGTGTATATTACTTAATTGCAGTACCCCAAAAGATTTTATCGGAATCTAAAGTTTCCCAACCACGCATCGGATTTGCTTCTTTCTTTGCTTCCACAGGAACGGGAGTCTTGTCGGTCATGACGCCAATCAGCTTCTGCCAATTAGGTTCAATCATCCGAGCAACTTTCTCGTCTTCTGTTTCTTCTACAGCTTTAATCCGACTTTCCATCTGATCCAGACCTGCCTTAATTTCGGCGCGGATTCCGTCCAGTCGTTCGTTGAGGGTCGCCACTAAGCCATCAATATTAATACCTTCGGCAACCTTCAGAACTAGATCATTAATCAGTTTCTGAGCTTCGTTTGGAACTTCGTTTTCCTCAGTCTTTTCACCTTCAGGAGCAACTGGCTCTGCCGGTGTCTGTTCTGGTTCTGCATTTTCCTTCTCAGGTTCCGCAGGAGGATTTTCTTTAAACTCAGTGCCTTTGTTACGCAACTCATTCTGCTTATCCTCTGTCGAGTGCTCGATTTCGTCACCTAAACCATCTGAAATCGTATTCAACAGAGCTTTTTCTTCAGCATCCATTGGTAACTCATTCCCTCCAAAGATTTTTGCATCGGTATACACGTTAGCCGCCCGACTTCTATGTAATACCGAATACTCGAATGACTTATATTCGTCATAAATACTATCACTATATTTACCAGGAACAAAACCGTGCGACATTCCAAGTTCACCAGCCACGTTTTGTAACTGCTTTACTAATTCTTTCTTATTATCATACACCTTAGCAACCACGATCACAAAACCGTTGGAATAAATAACCTTTTCGGTTTCTGCAATTGCATAGTCTTTGTAGAAATCGCGCATGATTCCACTCAAAGTATTGTTGTTAATCAGGCCCATTTCGTGAGCTTTCATAACAGCTACCCAAAAGCCAGGGGCATAGCGAGGCATATGGTACAACGTAATCTGCGGTTTTACACCAGTTTCTTTCAGCCACTCAATATATTTTAAGTGAGCTTCCTCACTTATAATCTGATTTTGGCGGTCTTTAAACTGGTTGGAATACGTGCCCACAAACCACATCTGACCGTTGGCATCTTCTTTGAACATAACTGAATTTTCACGTTCCGAAGATTCAATAGCACCGATCTGTGAAACAGCACGCTCCTTAGTCGGATGGCAACCAAAAGAATGACCTTCGGGATCATCTTTCTTTACCACACAATACATTCCATTTCTTTCTCTGATTGTATAGGGCATTTTTAATCCTTTAACGCTCTCTGAATTGCTTTAATCACTTTATTAGTAATTTCCTTCTTTTCTTCTTTAACGATATGGTCTTCAAAATGTCTTGCTTTTATACTTGACATTTTTATCCGCTTAGGCTTCACGAAAACCATTTTTTCACCGTATCTTCTAGGGTTTCCCGCTGTACCATATACGTTATTAGGCCCGGTCTTTGCCTTGTATCGTTTAAAGACCATAGCCCCTGCCCGAACAGCGGTAACATGGCGACCTTTACGATTAGTTCCTAAGCTTACCCATCTCCATCTTGATTTTGCTTTATCAGAACCACTTAGAGTCATCAGCAAAACCAAATTGTCGCCCATAACACGATATTGTCCAGTAAAAGTCGGTTTTGTTTGCCAATATTTAATTCTTTTCTGCTGTGCGCCCTGTAACTGTGTTTTTACCGGACCTAACAAGACATCTTTAACTGCTGCTTTTATTTTTTTATCCAGGTGTACAGGAAAGTCCTGTGGCTTAGGTAAGATAGGCTCTATCTTTATATTGATTGAAGCCTGTTTAGCGCACATTATCTGATTCCATACCACCTACGACCTGATCCGCCGAAAATTCGTCTGGTTTAGTCTGTAAATTACCCGCTTGCGGAGCAGCTACACCACGACTTTCAATTGCTTCCACCATATGCTCCGGTAAGTCACCAGATAACACAGCCAATTCACGAGCGGCTTGCAGATCCAATTCACCAGACTTGACACGCAAGACACGATCTTTACCGCGTGTAAAGCTTGCATCAGCCTTAGCTGTTTCTGCCTGTAAGTCATGCTCCATAAACTGAAATTTGACATTTCTAGGCAAAATGCCGTTATTATTGAGCATATGCTCTATCATTTTCATCATCAAAGCCGGACCTTTACCCTGCGTTTTCATGTGCAGAATATCGGACTGCTGAGACGAACCTAGATTGCCACCGGGTAAAGGCGCAAATTCCTGATAGTCCACACCGAAGGTCAAAGCTAACTGAGCAATGTACCATTTCATTGTACTATCTTCATCAAAGGCATCAGGCAAAGAAGCCAGATTGATAGTTTTAACATCTACACCAGAAGTCGGGTCTAAACCAGCGATAACAATAGGATTACTGTAGCGCAGCAAACCCATATTCAACGACTGGTTCTTACCAACAATCATGGCATCATCTAATTCGTTCTGGTTGACACCTGACACCAGATGCACGGCTCTACTGAAGTTACCGCTGACTTTTTCCCGTTTGTAAATTTCGATGTCGCGCAAAATCTGAGCAGCACGTAAACAACGGGTCAAAGCACAATACTGCACTCCATAAGCTTCTTCGATAGGGGAGGGCATTTCCTCCAAAAGCAAAACTTGATACCACTTCATATAGGTTTCACGACCATTACGATCCCGATACAGGACTGGCAATTCCTGATTGCCTGTTCGTTCACAACGAGCGGAATCAAGGTGAGTTATATTGATCACAGGTGAATCTGGTCTATCTTCTGTTCTGATTAACTGCCAGAAAGCACCGTTATCTTGGGTATAAATATCAATTAAAGTTTTAAATAATAACTCAAACCAGCCGTTCCCATACTCAGCGTTAGCCAACATCCGAGTCACAGCCCGAATAGTATTCTTGGGTCGAGGACCATTTGGATCAGTGGCTACAATTTCCCACTCAAAAGCGGAGATACGAGAAGTTGCAGCATAAATCGCTGATGCTACCATAGGTTCAGTAGGCCAGAAATCTCGTAATTGTTTATCTCTATTAGCAGGTGTAGTAGACCAGGATGTAATATCATCAGCGGTGTTGGCTATATACAAAACATACTTTCCAAAACCCCCTCTTTCTTTGGGTTTAGGAAAGTCAACGACACTGTTTTTAACAATGTCTGGATTTATTTGCTTAACTGTTTCAATCTGCACGTAATCATTGTCGGGCATTTCTAATATCCTGTAGTTTCTGTAATAATTCTTGTTCCGTCATGTTTAGGTTAAGCCTTTTTCCACCCGTTATATTTAAGCGCAAGCATTGTTCAGAAGCCATTGAGCAAGCCACAGCAGCATCAATTTTTAAAGAATCTGCTAACTTTACCAGCCGTAGTTTTCCACCATCTGTCTGAGCACCCGCTTGTGTAATATGTTGGTATAGAGTCGGTAATTCACCCTGTTTGTTTAAACCGTCACCATTAACATCCCAAAACAGAGAACGATTTAAAATGCGATCATACAGACCCTTATCAGCTACAGCACGATCTTTTTGCTGAGAGAAGTTGTACATCCATACTACATTTTCTTTGCGTAACCGTTGTGCCATATCCTCTAACTGATATTTATCGTAGGCTATGCAAACAACATTATATTTGGCACACAACTCTCTTAACTTTGGTTCTACATCTTCACTAATCTTAATTGTACCACCGCTTTTTTGTGGAGTGAAAATATAACAAAAACGAACCAGTAAATTTGATGAATCTTCGTAGTCACGAGTCACACCAACGATAGCAGCAAAGTCATTCGTAATAGCACCGTCAACACCTAACACCAACGGAACACTTTTATCCAGAGCCGGTACATTTTCCTTTTTGACTGATTCCCATAACTGCGGCTGAATAAACGAATCAACCGGGGAAATCCACATATTACGATGGATACGATCAAATTCATGAGGAGGCAATAACTTGGCTTCCATCTGATAATATTCAGGTGTTTGCCACTTCATACGCGGCTCATGATCCCAATAACAGAATATACCAGCAGCTTCATTTGTAAAAACTACGTAGTCACCATTGCCTGACAAATTGGATCGTAAATCCATAAAGTCAGGATGTGGAGTACCTTCTTTAACCGCTGTTCGATACAGACCTTCCAGTAATTCACTTGTGCCAGTTTCCCCCGCATAACTTTCAATCCAACGCATAGCATAGCCATATAGAGTAGGAGGCAAGGTCATTTCTGTAAACAATCGTTTCTTTGATTCCGTTTTAAAGCCCCACAACTCTGAATAACACACAAACAGAGGCTGTGAACCGGCTTCACCCTCAGCATCACAAGGGATAGCCCTAATTTTAGTGTTGTTTGGTAAAGTAACTTCTGTTAATTGGTAGTGAACATCCTTAAATATTCCTCCTAGCTGTGCATGTAACTTAAAATTGGTACGAATAGGGGAATAAATACGGTCTGTAGCTTGAACACCGTCATTCGCAAGGCAATAAACCTGTGAATAAGGACTATGGTAAGCAAAATACAAGGTTATAGCCGACGCTATAGCTGATTTACCAGACTTCTTAGGGGCAGAATAGATAACTGTACTGTATTTGAGTCTTCCATCTGGTCTTTTAGACAATGCTTCGTTAACAATTCGTTTCTGGTGATCAGACAAGAGGAGAGGACCGGGGGGAAGTTTCTCATCCGTTATTGGATCTCGAGGATCCGGTACATAATAGTTCTTTTCAATCCAATCAGCCGGACTCTGAACGATCTGCTGTTGTACGGACTGTAGGCGACTCGATAAGCGCTCTGCCACCTGATCCAACAATGTCATGTACACCACCTGTTATGATTCTTAAAACACTGTTCTGCTCAATCGGAGAACTTACTTGTTTCAGTACAGTGTCAGTAATTAAAGAACACAAACGATCAATGATTCCTAATACCTGTTCTTGATTCAAAAACAAACGCATTTCTTTAGAGCGATCAATCTCTGCTTTGGTCAAATCTTTGATAACTAAAGTGTTCTTTCTAATTTCTTCCCATGCCATAGAGCCATCTTGTACTACTTTAATAACAGCCTTAAGTTTGGCTATACCGCTGACATAATCGCCACCTTCTAACAGTTCCAACGCATCATAGAGTCCTTTAATGTTTCTAGGAAAAGATAAAGCCCCTTCTGCCAAATTCTCTGATAACTGAGCATTTCGGGCAGAAAGCAAAGCTGTATTATGACGCATATTAAATAGTTCATCATCTTCGACAAACGTTCTATATTTATCAGCTAAATCACCTTTAATGTAATCTGTTGCTACTTTTGGCATATTCTTAGTATATCTCCTTCCCGGTGCTGGTCCACCACGATTACCAGCGCCATGAAATCTACAGACGAAATATCCAGGTCTAGCGGGAAAACCGCACTGATGTTCAGGCCACATATCGGTAGACGATGTATAAGTTCCGTTTCTCTTGGCTTCTTTTACTTTGCTTGTTTTAACAGCGTGACAACGAACTGTTACACCATCGGACATAAAGCGCACGCCAGAACCATCTATAAACCGCTGTTTGGGTGTATGTTGTCTCTGAGTCATAAGCAACTCCCTTATTAGTACAAATATTATAGAGTCCAACCCCAAGAAAACAAAAATAAAAGCCGATCAGAGTCGGCTTTTTGCAAAGGTTATGTTTATTTATTTACTGTATTGTTGTACCAGTCGTTCTAGGGTTTTATCGGGGTATAATTCATCTTCGAAGATAAAGTAGATATGACCATCGACCAACACTTCCCATACAATTACCGATGATTCATGACATTTGAGCAGCTTACCGCGTTTTCCTCTTAATAAAATCTCATCTATACGACCAGTATAAGGAAATGCGTTCATCTTTACTTTTACATTCTGCCCTTCATGCAAAACGGGCTTTACTCTAGCCATCGTTCAACATCATCCAAATCCCAGGACCACTTCATTTTGTGTGTGTCAGGATAAAATACCACAGTGGGCCAGCCTAGTTGTCCTCGACTCCAGCCGCTGATGGTATATTTATCAGGACCAGTTTTAGCGGTTCCTGACTGCAACATCAAGACACGATTAGATGCTCTATTACCAGCTTCATATTCCCACTCAAAAGCAGGGGCTTCTGTTACTGCATACTGATGTTTATCACCCATTACCAGCAAATCGGCATTGGGAAAATCGAAATGGAAAGCTTTAGAATGAGGCTGCAAAGGATTCCACTGGCTGTCTCCCTTAAAGAAATGGGCAACTGCCACGTTATACACTTGAGATCCAACCTCAAACTTGATATAGGCTTTTCCATCGTAAAACGGCTTGTTAAGAGCCAGATACAAAGCTTTGATAGGATTAGTACCCCAATTCTTAGAGAACCATTTTCCGCCGTGTTGACTTCCTAAGCCAAAAAGCAGTTTGTTACGTTCATCCAGCTTACCTAACAGTTTTTCAAGAATTTTAATTTGTGTTCTCGGATCAAATATCTGTTCGTAACCAGATTCTGCGTTGGGAAACTGAGCTAAGAAACCCTCTACATCATCTCCCAACGATGCCCAGTATACTCTCGGCATATCCAGGACGCGATTAAATATTTTCTCGAAATCTTCATATGCGGTATATCTGCCCCCAAAATGCACACATGATGGGAACATAACCGCAACAGGTCGATCCGTATTAAAATTTAGTGTATCCAGAGTATAAACCGGATCAATAGTGTTTTCTAGTGCAACCAGTTCTCTTGTTAGCTGAAAAATCCGATCTAAGTCAAGTTCTGGTAGTTGTTCCTGTGTCTGTATAGATACTTCTACAGTTTTCCAATAATCCGTGTCGCGCTCAGCCTTACCAGCCAAGTAATAACCCTTCCACCGTCTAGCTGTTCGATCACTTGTTGCTAAATCCATTTCGTAAAGTTGTCTACCAGTGGTATCGGGGTGATCTAATAAATAGTCATACGTCTCTGATGGAATTTTAGGCATATACATTCCTTTCTAGTGGATATAAAGAGTGGCCTGTGAAGGCCACCCCTAAACCTGTGCTACTTAATGTCGTTACTGTAGAATTCGTTCAGCTTATCGAAAAAAGCCTCCAGATCAGGCAGAGGAGGGGCATTCACTTTTGCAACTGGTTCCTTAGTATGGGCAAAAATCAAAACAATACCCATAATCAAAATGCCAATCGACTGCACATACGGAGCAATAGATGATTCAGGAACCGCCACAACCAAAGCCACAATCGTAATTACCGCTTCAATAAAACGGTGATCAACAACCAGAATACCAAGTCTTGCAAGAATTTTACGAAAAGTATCCATTTAGTACCTCGCTAATTAATCGAAAATTTGCTGTAACGTAATAATAATAACACCTAACTCCATTAAAAGTAAAAGAATAAGGCTGGCTTTACTAGTTACTTCTTTTCGTATATAGATAGTTAGTAAAGCAATTACTAACCACAGACCAACTTCAAACCAGAGAAGAATCACTGCAAAACCTGTTCTGATTCCTCTTTAGCTGGAACTAGGCGCACCAGTACGTCACCGTACTGAACATGTTTACGGTGTTCACCAAGCACAATCTTTGCACCCAGTACAGCGTTGTAACTAACCATATCACCAACTTCTTTACCGTGCTCAGGATCCAATTCTGGAATCTCTGTTTCGGTATCGACAATAACATAGGTACTTAGAATATATCTCACTTACACTTCTCCCTTAACACATGCAGCGGCGTAGATAAAAATTTATTAACGTCTCCATACCAGTAATTAATCCACACTTCACCTATAACCTGATCATTGCAGTAGACAGTGTAACAAAAAGCCTGTCTAACATTGTTCGTTTCTTTTAGGGAATAGGTGATGATGTTATCAGTAGTTTGCCTAACAGGTTTTAGGTAGTTTTTAACAATTATATTGGCTAAAGCCTGATTAATCAGTTGCATAATCACCACACAAATAAGCCTGATGCAACTCGCTATAAATAAAGCCTTTATAACGCAACCGTTTACTCAAATCCAATAACAAATTTCCAACTTCACCATACAGCTTAAATGTTTCTGCTGTAGGTTCCTTTTCCTCGGGTAAGTTATCTAGAATATCATAAACCATATCAGCTAAAATTTTGATATTCTCTATTTGTACATTTTCCATTGCATCCTCGTTATTATATCACTAATAGCGTAGTTTGTCAATCCTTTTTTAACTTATCAGCAACCAAATTCTCAACTACCGCAGCTGGATCTTTTTTTAATTCTTCCCAAACTTCCTGCCAAAAAACATCGATGTCTGCCCAACTCTTTTTGTATATCTTTTTCATTCTTTTGTTGGTTGACTGAATAAATCCACTCAATTCTTCGACACGTGATATAAACTCTAAAGTCTCTTGGTTATTCAATCCAACCTCTCCTTGTTAGTTCTTCAACCAAAGGTGAATCTTTTGTCCTGATAACGCCACAGTCGGGACAATACTCCGGTAACTGGCACATATGACGCTTAGCGAATCTTCGACAGGCCGGACAATCCGGCTGATAGTATTCGTATTTTAACTCGTTAAGTGTCATTACCATATATTCTTTCTTTAAACGACTTCTATGCTCATCGGTTATCAGTCGTTCTTGTATACTTGCTCCCATATCTTAATACCTTTCTGCTCATCGTCTTTGATTAGCCACAACTCAATTAATGTTCTAAGCATTTTTATAGGCTCTGGATAGGTAAGATCGGAACAAGCTGTAATTATTCCTTCTCCCGAACGACTATAAGAAATGGCCCACCATTCCCCGTTATCCTTATCGTAATCAAGAGCACAATTACTTTCCACAATCAGCTGTTGGACTAAATTTATGTCTAAAGGCACAATAGGCATAGATTTACGTTTTGCCAGTTCGTTCATTAACCCTTGAAACGAGTAGGTTTGGTAACGATTGCTGTGCATAAAAACCTCCGAAACTCCTTTCTATTGAGGAGTCCTTGTTAACCAATCTTCAATTGCGGCATCAAAATAATCCGCTGCATAAGCTATAGCTGCATCTTCTGAGTCAAAACAAGCCGCATCTTCATCCTTTATACCATCACCAGAAACTACCACCTTTACTACTCGCTGCTCAGCATTCCACATAGCCACACATGTTACAGCGCGTACTTTCAACTTTACTACATCAGTTACTGTTCTGCGATAAACTTCCTTCCAATTAGGAACATATTTTCCCCCAAAAGACTGACAATACCAGCATTTATCAGTATAGTAGTTTCCACATTTAGGGCATTGACTATAGTATCCACTGGAAATTGAGCCGCCTCTAACAGCCGTTCCACTATAATCAGCCGTTCCACTATAATCAACCATAAAAACCTCCGTATTACTTACTTTATTATAGTCTACTACCATTTTCATACAAAGTCAACAATCTCTTAGCGGATATGTTATAATACTCGAAATTGTTCTCTGCCCCCGCTACTCGTCTCCCCAGTTTATAACATACTTCTGCCGTTGTTCCACTTCCCATAAAAGGATCAATCACTAAATCACCGGGATTAGTTAAAGACAGCACTAATCTACGAACCAACTCAGTAGGAAACTGGCAGGGATGGGCTGTTTTTTCAGGATGTCCATTTTTTACATTAACAATATCCCACACATCACCGGGATTTTTACCAAGCGGATTACAGGACAACTCTCCGGCCCTTTTGCCCCTGAAATACCGTTTGAGGGGAAATTTCTGCGGAACACGCACTGGATCTAGATTAAACACATAATTATCTGACTTAACAAACCATAAAATAGTTTCGTGTCTGCCAGAAAAACGCAGCTTGTCATGCATCCCAAAACCAAAAGTCCAGATAATACGATTCTTCAACTTCAAATCGTGCTTTTTAAAAAGGTCATAAAACAAAATATCCAAAGGAAACAGTTCTTTGCTGCGGCCTTTGCCCTGGATATTGTGCCCTACTTGCCAGCAAATACTTCCATTATCAGCCAACACGTCAACACAGGAATCAATAATACCCTGCATTTCAGCAAGGTAGGATTCCATAGGCTGTTTTTGTTCATAGGATTTTCCAATGTTGTAGGGAGGGGAAGTCACAATCAAACGCGCCTTATCACCAGACTGTTTGACTGTTTTTAACATATCTTGGCAGGAGCCTAAATAAAGAGCTATTTCAGAATAGGGTGAATAGTAATTTGAGAGCATGGTATCCTTTTCTATATAATGAAGCCTAAGAACGGAATCGAACCGTTAACCTACCGCTTACAAGGCGGTTGCTCTGCCAGATTGAGCTACTCAGGCATAAATTAGACCTGTATAAAGTATGATTATTTGCGTAACTAAGTTAGTTGGCTAGTTCCTATCTAGCTACCTATCATACAAGGTTTTCTAATAGGTCGTAAGTGGGCATGAGATAAATCAAATTTAAGCAAGTTTTATAGCACCGTCTTCAACTTCTCTGTGACAGTTGGCACACAAGAGAATACATTTGTCCAATTCCTCTTGGATACGATCCCAACTGTGACAAAGCCCCCGTTCTGATAGGCCAAAAGACTTTTTACTAGGATCAACATGATGAAATTCAAGCGCTCTTACACATCGATTGTACCCGCACACCACACAACAGCCGCCCTTATACTCAATGGCTCTTTCCATCATGCGCTTTCGCCACCTTTTGACGTTAGTGGCACTGCCTCTATTTTTGTGTATCCTCCCTAATTGACGCGTATTATGCTGACCAAAAGGTGAGCAATCTAAGCAATATTTTCGGTTATGTACACTTCGCTCTTTTCCATCTACAACAATACGATTAGGAAAATGCTTTCTACAATTTTGACATATTGGCATTGGACCTTCTTGTGCGTGTATCTGTATTAATAATATCATAAGGCATTAGTGGGCCTTGTTCGATTCGAACGAACGACCAACAGTTTATGAGACTGCCGCTCTTACCACTGAGCTAAAGGCCCATAAATTTAAAATCCAAAACCCTGTATCGAGTCTGTCAAAGCCGCTATCTCCTGACCATTCTAGGATGGTGACTAGGTTCCTTAGCTTACGGCATAATAACGACAGCACAATGACAGCAGAACGCATCGATACAGGGTTTTCGAGGAGTATTATCTTTTTCCTCGCAACGGTTCATTAACCGCATTTACAGCATACAGATATTAGTCTGTAGTGTTATACTAATTATACTACAACAGAACCTGCTTGTCAATACCATTCTGTGTAGCGTTCCGCAAAAACTGGATACCTATGGAACCAGATAATTCGCTGTGAATTCTCTCTGTAAACACTCCATCCCAAAGACCACATATGCCGCTTAATATCTAATGTGTTATAGGTGGTCTGGAATTCATCGTTATAGCCAGTCATTGTCGTCCCTGTAACAATCCACTAAATACTTAGCGTGTTTCTTAAAAACTACCGATAATAGAGACGGACTTATTTCTAATTCTGGATCATCCTGTCCCAAAGCTAAAATTTCGTAAATAACACCACATACAAGTTCGGAAATTTCGTCAGGGTCTTGTGTAAAATTAACGATTGTTCTTGCCAACATCTTACTCATATCAACTACCGTTGTCTGTACAGGATCGTTAACCACCGCTAATAGCTCCTTTAATTTTTGCTAAGGCTGATTCAGCATAGTTAACATCAGCCGCCGATGCCATATTCTCAGACATTTGTTCGATGCACACTTGAGAAAACTCAATAAAATGCTCATTAGCCGCTGCGTTAGCACTAAAAACAAATCCCTCACGAACCAGGGTAGGGAAGTCAGATTTAGTTATTCCCAAATAGCGCAACTCAGCCGGACGAAAGGTACGCATAATAGACAAAACAAAATTAACGAACTTAACTTCATTTTTATTCAAGCTAACAGGCATTAGAATTTGTCCTTATATAGTTCAAACGCTTCAGAAGTCCAGGGCATGATAGGTTTGAAAACCTGCTCATAAATACACTTAGCATACTCTCTAATTTCGTATTGAGCATGAGAGTCCATTCGCAAATTTAGAAAATGCAGTAAATTACGAGCATCAACCGTAAACACCAGTGTAAAATACAAAGCGTAAGCTGGCAAAAACACTCTGGATAATTCCTTAGCTACACCATCATGTAAAGCCTGTTCGTACAGTCTGTAACTCGCATCGATATGGTCCTGCAATCTTTTATAATAGCCGAGGCTGGCTACTGTATCCAGGTATCCGTCGCTACCCTGTTTGTTGTTGCTGCTTTGTTCCCGCCATGCAGTCGGAACATAGAACTCATTTGCTTCAAATTCTAAATAGCGCCCACTGCTGCTGTTAAAGGAAAAGGTTCTGTGTCTAAGCAACTGTATGGTAGCCATCAGCGGCATTTTTACCCTAAATTTCATTGTTACCTGTTCTAGTGGCGTATGGTGACGATTTTCAACCAGATAAAACAGCAGCTGCTTATCTTTTTCTGGCCCTTTAGATTCTCCCAAGAAAGATGTACGAGCGGCATTAACAACAGCTAAATCATCCCCCATCATGTCCTGTAACTCAACATAACCTTTATCCAAAACAGGGAATTGTATGCCGATTATAGTTTGGGCATTTGCATTCATGTTAGTCTACTTTCGATGGTGTAATCTCTGTTTGCCCCTGATATTTACCATCTTTATCAGCGTAACTTGTCAAACAGGGAGCATTACCAGTAAGAAACAACAACTGACCAATACCTTCATTTGCATACACCTTCAAAAAGAAAGGGGTTGTATTGCTCAGTTCTAGGGTGATATACCCCTCCCATTCTGCCTCGATGGGTGTTGTATTCAAAACTAAACCTGTACGCGCATAGGTTGACTTGCCAACGCATAGACCTGTAATATCTCTTGGAATACTGACATACTCTACTGATTTAGCTAAAGCGAAACCGTGCGGTGGCAGCACCACAAACTCGTCAACTACTAGCTTATAGAACAGGTTATCGTCAAAATTCTTTGGATCTAATATTCCCGCCTCGTTTTTGGCAACCCAAAATTCGTTACCAACTCTGATGTCATAACCAAACGATGATACACCATAAGAAATGACACCAGGACGCTTAATACCCAAAGAAAAGGGATCAATATGCTTAATCCCTTCTTCAATAATCCAGCGATCATTTTTAAGCAAGCGTATTTTCCTCGTCTTGGATGTAATACTCATTCAGCCACGAAAACAGCGAATCAATAACTTCACTTCGATCATAGCGGGGGTCAAAAGTTACAACAAACCAGTTTGCCTTTTTATTGACTGCATTCTCTGGATTAAAGAGAGAAACTTTCAAAACTCCCTCCAGCGTTTCAATCTTTTCCCATAACGCTGTATCGCAAAACAAGCAGAAAAGCCGTGACGACAAACCGAATTCATCTCTGGCAATATAGTTACGTTTCTTGACTAACTGTGTATGCATATTTATCCTCTGTTTTTTTCGACTAGTTCAACAATTTCATACGACCTTGCAAAGAAGTCAGCACCAATAGGATATACCTCTCCTTTAACACCAATAGCCAAATAATCACCGGGCTTACCCTCATAATTTGTACCCTCTGGTGTTACACAGGTGAAACTCTCATCCATCAAAATGACACGAGTAAGTACCGTTTTACGAGCGTATACAACTTTATCCTGCAAACCATTAGTGATCACATCTTCAACATTCGTAAAAACTTTATTGGACACTGGGAAATACCTGCTTTCCATTTTTGAATAGATACAAAGTTTCGCCAGCAAATACAATCTTTGAAAGACAGTCATCGGCTGAAATAGCCATAGCTACCTGTAAAGCTTCTGTTATTGTAGATATATCGTGACAAAACGCTTTCCACAATCCGTAGGTTGTCATTGTTTCTACGCGAAAGGTGCTGTGATCTTTTAGCCATTCATCTACTATCTTTTGCATGATTATACTCCTGTGCATTCAATTCGTCAACCACATCTTGAGGGAGAATTTTACGAGTATCAAATTCTTCAAACCAATCGAAAGATCGCACTACATGAAACACCCCACAGGGAGGATGCATGGGACCATATGTATTAATATATTCCGCCACACTTTGTTCTATGTGCTCCAATGTTTCCCCGCCATCAACAAGATGTTGATTAAAGTAAACAGAAACCCATGCCGGATCTTCCTGCTCTACAAAAACAATGGTAGACTTGTAGTGCTGAATGGGATCTAAAAACTGTTTTTTATTAGAAAAAGCCATAAAAGATTCTGTAATGTACTCAAGCAACGCTTTACCAAGACTATCGTCCCGATTTAACGCTTCGTGTAAAACCTTAGATATTTCAATTCTAATTTCAACAGCACGACTACCGTACACAGGAGTATACCAGTCAGTACGGAACTTCTCGTTAAACATATTTTCCAGCATCTCGTCAATATAGGGTCTAACATGCTCCTTAGTATACATTAACGATCATCTCCCGATCCAGCAATCACTCCACGCTCTGCCAGCTTAGCCAAATTGGTTCGAGATATATCGTCTAAAGTCAAACCACACCAATCAGCCAAATTAGCTACCATCCACATAACGTCGCCTAGTTCGCGTTTGATAGCCTGTCCATTATCGGGAGAAATTACTCCTCCCTGATCACGCACAATCTTGGCAAAAATTTCCAATACTTCCCCTACTTCCCCGGCAAGACCAAAACACAGATAGGGGGCGTTTAGGGCAGTAGGCAGAGCAAATTTAACAGCCTCACTTTGGTAGTCATTTAAATGCATCGGTATCTCCTACGACATTTCTATATTAAAGCCGACAGGAAAACCTTCACCAGAGAAAATCTGAAATTCCGTACCGTCAATATGGGCGTAAATGGTATGCTTTGTACCAGTCTGATCCATATAAACGATTGTATGTTCTCCTTGGTATAGGTTTTCCTTCTGTATTTCCAGCAGCATACTGTACAAAAGCCCGATTCTTAATACAAGACTTTCATAATCCATTACATAAACCTCAAATTAGTCTAGCTTGCTGCCATCGGTTCTATAACCCATCATATACAACTCAATGCTTAACTGAGCAACTTCTTTCTGCCATGCATTCATCGTAATACCAGTCAATCGCTGTGCAAGTTTATCCATAGCATAACAAGCAGCCTGAGCACACCGATCCACCAGCCAAGTTATTTTTTCCTGCTCAGAAATAGAGTCGTCCCAGTCAGACCAACCGCAAGCAGGACAACTATATCGTGTATAATTTAGTGCTCCGCATTTAGGACAAGGATTCATCATGTACTCCATGTAGCCGAATAATAATTAGTACCGTCCAAACGAACACTACTAAGTTCTTCCCCATCGAACAACTCTAGGAACTGCTCAAGAGTTTCGATCTCAAGCGCCCAGTAAAACTTTCTGACATCTCTTACATAATAGTTACCTTCCGTTCGATGATGAGTGCCCTTTTCAAGCCACGCAGTAGGGGGATCGTCATAAACCGTCTCTGTATCGATATATGGCTCACCATCAGAGTTTAACTTAGCAACTGGAAAACTACGGGATTGACGACGCATCGTTTCTCTATTTGTATATTCCAGCTTGTATGCCCCGGCAAGAGGGGGGGTTTTAGGGAATGGGTAATCATAATCACCACATCCACCATCACTGTACCAACGTCTCGTTTTAAGGACAATAATCATATTCTACACTATCTTTTCTCTATGAATCTTTTGATCGTAACAACGATTACACCGATCACAAAGATACGAATCAACCGTGTAACTATATTCATCATCATGAAAATCAACGGTAAGTATAGGCCCATCCAAATGAAAGCCCAACAAACAACGGATATTATTATTGGTCGGCATATCTGATACAATTTTTACTACAACACCTTTATAATAAGGTCTTAAAATAAGATATATACCGCCAATAAGAGATACCGCGCACAATAAAAGAAGTCCTGTATCCACCATTTTATCACCTAGATTGAAAGAACTAGTAAAATAATACCAAACATCACAACCGCACTGTCAAACAACATATCGGTTATCATCTGCTGTAACTCATATATTGTTTCCGGTAAAGGAGAAAAACAGCGCATCAAATTGTAAAACATTGGAACCAGAATGAAACAACCACCGAAAATAAATGCGAGATCCTTCATCATTGTCTCCTACTACAGCCTAAACCAAATCCAAGTACAAACCCAATCTATAAAGCGATAGACTACAACAAACCACAAAGCTGTGATAAACACAATAAAGGGCAGGGCTAAAAACAACAATACCGCCAATAGCAAGGACTCAAGCATCCCATTCTCCTAACATATAGTTATGTAATCTCACCAATAGCTTAATAAGAAGCCAGAATACCTGAGTTGTGTTATAACAACTAGCACGTTCTGTAAAACCAAAAGGTAAGAACTTAACCTCTACAAAAACAGATATATCACCCTCATAGATAATCTTCCACTCAAAATCATCCGGTCTTAGACCAGATTGAACAATTAGATCATCATAAACAGGTGCTTCAACTACCATCAGCTTATCCTTTCTAAAGAATTAATGTAGTATTCCTTATTTGTCTCACTGCCGATGTACAGCCGATCCATCTCTTTACAGGCTTGGGCTGTAGTACCGCTGCCCATGAAAGGATCATATACAATATCAGTATTGTTTCTGGAATAAACGCCAATTGCCCATTTAGGTAATTCTATAGGAAAAGCTGCACAGTGTTTATTAATTCGGGCACTGGACGACCAATCTTCTCCTACAACGCCTCTTTGTGAGAGTTTACGATCTGTTACATATTCCAGATTAGAGCCGTTCTTCTTTCTGAACGTCCAGATATGCTCATAATCAAATACCGGACGTGGATGGGTGTTACAAACAAACGGGATACCCATTCTAGCAAATCGCTTGCGCCAGATACGAGTCGCCTGTAAATCCATTCCAGCAAGTTCAACACCCCACCGATAATAATTGATGGACGCCGGATAACAAGCCGGAATATCGGATCGGTAAAACCGATTACCTGAATTGTAATAATCACCAAAATTAACAACCAGATAACACCCCGGCTTCAAGATGCGATTCCACTCTGTAAAACACCTTTCTAACAAAGAACAATAAGCAGCATAGGTAATTGTCCGTTCGTATTCTTTGTTTAGGTAATAAGGTGGTGATGTAACAATCAGATCAATGGAACTATCGGGCATAGCTGCCATCGTACACAAACAATCTTCATTGTAAATAACGTTCGTTTTCATAGTATTCATTATAGGACACTTTGCCTTGGATGTCAATCCTAATTAAGCTATTGTCAACGTAACTGAATAATAGAACTCGTTGTTGATAGCTCTAATATCAATATCTTCGTTACGGAAACGTGAAATAAACGTATCCAACGAATCAATGTCTAGAACCCAACAAAACGTATTAACATCTTTAACATAATAATTTCCTTCAATTCGATGGTTAAAACCGGAATCATTCCAACCTTTAGGGGGCTTTTGGAAACCTTCTTCTGTGCTAATATAAGGTTTGCCTTTTTCATTAATCTTAGCTACGTATTTTATAACAGGCTGGCGATAGGATTCCACGCGATCCACATATTCCACCTTAAAAGCACCGGCAAAGGGAGACTGTTCTGGTAAAAAGTGTGTATAATCTCCGTAGGCATCTTGCTTACGAACATCGATAATAAATTTCATGTTAAATTATTCCTCCAACTCAAACAGGACAATGGTATATTTTCCCCACCGGGCTAACCACTCGCCGGTCAGAGTTACATGCCTTTCCTCAGTATATTCATAGACATGAATATTTTTGTAGCTAATCCACTGGCTTACAAAGGGTGATAATACACGATACCGCTCAGGATGCTCTTTGATATACTTCATATCTATCGCAGACCATTCTTCAACTAGTTGTTTAGCCCGATCTAGAGATACACAACTATATAACGGTTTTCCATCACCGTTAAGGTCATTGTAAATAAGATAGATGTTCATTTATCAAGTCCATGCAATCGCTCATAAAATACGATCCAACTTGCAATACTATAGGCAAGAGACAATATACAAAAGGGTATACTGATAACGTTCATCAGGGGCATATGAAGTACACTACCATCTACTGCCAGAAAAAACCCTGTTACACCTAACACCAGAGCATAGGCTAAATACTTATCTGAATTCATTCAACCTCCCAGTAAGCCAGCGGATTTTTATAGTCTGGATAATTTTCGTTCAACCAGCTTTTTACATCTTGCAGTGCTGTTTCTCCGGCAGATTTATAAGCTATATCTTTATAGTGGTTCTTTAAAAGGAAATTACCGCCTCTTGAAAGGTTGTCTAAAAATTCGGTACACACTAGAAAATCGCTGGAATCTAGCACAACAAAACTATACCCATTCTGCTGTGCATATATACGATATTTACACAGTATGTCCAACCAATCTCCACCAGAATTTCCAACCATATATTCAATTCGTAGCCTTTTTAATTCGTCGTATACATACCCATAATGCATACCATCTTCTACTCGTCTTACATACAAACTCCAATCAACAGGAAACTTCACCCAAATATGTTTACTATCAGGTTTACCTAGAGTAGTAAACCCTAAACACTCCAAATCTTGTAGGTTAATCGCCGGTATTAAGATAGAATCTGTTTTATTTTTGCGTTTCATTTAAATGTCCCAATATGCAAACGGATTTTCATAGTCAGGATAATTCTCTAACAACCAGTTATCCATCTCGTGATGATCCAGATCTTCAGAATGCAATCTAGGCAAAACAGACTTATGGACACATACACCTTTTGATTTACCCCGCTTAAGAAATTCTTTTACCCGCGTCTCGTCACGCATAACAGTATGATAATAATAACGCAAACCACCATCAACCATTGAGTCATAACTTGTCCAGAAACGCTTAGAAAAATATATTTCAGCTTTAAAATTGACGTTCTCAAGATTGTAGTGCCCTCTGAGTCTACCCTGCTCATCAGCAAAATAGTATTCTGTCTTATAAACAGATCCCCTATATTCAACCACTGTCCATCCAGCCGGAGGAATGGTATAAACATAGGAATTTTCGACTCTACCCAAAAAAGTAAAGCCTAAATTTTCCATAGGCTGCATATATTCTTCTTTGATAGGCAAAACTACAGTACGAGACTGCTCTTTCTTTTTACGAAACATAGCCCAACTCCTTAATCTTCAACAAAACTTCAACGGTTGCAAACAGAACATCGTCACTTGTTCTACACACACATTTTCTAGTAATGCGGTTTGTTTGGTCCCGATAAGTAATCAATGTTTTGTAACCCATTTCTGGCGCATTATTCCTTAACCAGAAGTGAAAGTGCTTGTCATAACCGAGGCGAGTAACCAAATCAACAGATATGGTTATATCCATAGATGTAGGATTGCTGATAGTTAACTTCAATTCACGCGGGTGCTTCATGTATTATTCCTTTATAACAAGCATATAATCGATCATAGTACAATTATCTAAATATTGTAAAGCAACTTCTGATGCATAATCAGCTGAACTAATCTCCGACATCAAGTGGGTAAACAAAGGTTGCCAAAGAGGATGATCACAACCAAATAACTCATTGATCCTATCTTCAACAAGCATTTGTAGCTTAACAATAGAATTGATGAGCAAAACTAGATCTTCATCCGTTTCAATCGGCATAGGATAATCTCAACTATAATAAACAGGCCAACAACAAGAAAGTGCCTATATATGCACCAATAACACTTACCAGCAGCAGTTTACCGCTTCTTTCATAGTCTTGCATGTTGTTCAAAGGTAAAAAGACAGCCACAAAGAACTCTAAGAACAGAGAAGCGATTAGCAGGACAGCGCCAATCCATATCATTGATTGTCTCCTTTTTACAAAGCTTTATGTTCTAGATTTATCGTCTAGGTATAATTATAAAACAAATCAAGAAGTTTGTCAATCTAATTAAAATCAGCAAAGGATAGGATATGAACAATGACATCAGCCGTAAAAGCGTTGCCTAAACATCTATACCGCTGTGTATCTGATGTTCTTTTACCGTTCGCCCCAAACTCTGTATACCCATCCGGTAAAGTCTGTAGCCGCTCACATTCCACAGGAGTTAACATCCGAATGACATTCCCCCGATCACTGACCAGGGTTCTAGCCCCTACCGTATTTCCATAAACGATCTGCCTGTGAGATCTGTCCAGGTATTGCTTTTCGTTTGTTCCCCTGTAATACTGAGCATCAATACACAAAGATTTGTCCCGATCTACGCTATCTCCCTCGAGAATGTCCTTCAGGAGAATATGCTTATCCTCGGGTTGAGTAACACCCTGTATATTCGTCCAGTAGAGCCGCCTCCGACTTTGAGCACTCACTAACGCACTGTTAATCTTAATTGGCTCTACTCCGATAGCAGCAGTTATCGTATCACGCCATTCTTTTTTAACTACCGCAATGTTTTCTAAAACAAAATATTTAGGCTGGACTGCCTTTAGTATTCGCAAATACTCATAAAACAATCCCGAACGATCCCCTGCTAAACCTGCACCCAATCCAGCAGAAGATATATCCTGACAAGGTGAACCACCGATCAACAGATCAATAGGGGGCAGAGAAGCAACAGTCCTGACATCCCCCAACTGAATAATAGCCGGATGGTTCTTAGCTGAAATCCGCAGAGCATACTTATCAATTTCAGAAGCGTAATAAGTACAATCCAGATGGAGACGATCAAGAGCGACCTTAGCTACAGAAATGCCGTCAAATAGACTTAGAACATTAAAAACCATGTGTGTTCTGATTCCATGCTGCATGATCATACTCTATTGCATCAAATAAAGCCCCCCACAAATCATTCTCCGATAGAATATAAATAACAGTCCCATCCCGTTTATGATCAGCAAGGTACTGATCAGCCTCTTCTTTACTATTAACTATAATAAGGGTAGAGTATTCTTCGTGTGGTGTGCCTGTATCAAAAACAAAGTATCTCATTATAATCTCCTAACTACGTGGAATGATGTATGGATCACGCTCTGGCACAACAGGACTTCATGTTTTGAACTCTTTTGTCGGTCTTTAAGTTCATGAGTTATCTCCGTAAAATTCCAATTTAATAATATTCTTTCTCCAATCAGGCTTTTGATCCCATATGTCAAACAAACAGGCTGCCCCTTTGGGGTAATTTTTCATAACCCATTGGGCAAAGGTTTTTCGATCTGTTTTGGGAGCCTGCTCATCATAAGCCATATCTAGTGTATAACGACAATTCATTATCCGATCAACAATCTCTGCATACCACTCTCTGACTTGCTCCCGATATTCTTCCGGTGCTGTTTTCATGTATTCGTCTATTTTACCATTCTCATAAGCCTTTAATGTATTCTTAAAACTTATTCCAGAAATAAATTTATGAAGTTCCCTGTACCAGTCTGTTTTAAACTTCCAGCGTGATCCGTCTGAAAACTCTGCTACAAACCCTTCCTGATCTCGCATCATCCCTGTTGCTTCTAAAATCTGAGTAATGTTATTAAACACAACATGAGTAGGACGAGTAAATCCCCAATCATAAGCAAACGCATCTACTTCATAAAACGGAATATACCTTCCATCAGTCGGGTTACGCATAGCCAGCAGAACTAAATCCTCTGCGCCGTGATAGTCCACTACAATCTTGTTGTCGGGATAGACAATTTCAAACAACATCGTTAATTCGTAAGGAAGCTCACTCAAATTCCAATTTTCATTAAGGTATTCTGTCGCCCACAAAGCCTGATCACTAGTGAATGACCCCCTGGTGGCAATCTTACAGCCGTTATCTCTATAAAGAATTCCAAGCGATCCATCAACTTTGTCAGTGACCGACACAAGATGTCCAGTAGGATATTTACCAAACTCTCCAAAATTAAAGAACTTATCAAAGGGACGTGCTACTACTTCTGTTTTATTGACGATCAATCCTCTACTAACTGTCTCAAAGAAGTTCCAGCGGTTAGCATATTGAGCAGCATTTGTATAGTTAAACAGATAAATCCCATTTTGTTCAATAACTTTGACATCTCCGTATTGAGACCGGTCATTGAATCCTTGGGCAACGAGACCGATGATGTCTTGAATGGAAGTTATTTCTTTGGGTAACATAAGATTATCCTTAAATACAAGAGTGAACTAATTACAACTATTATAAACTAATTTAGAGAATAAGTCAATTCTAATTAGAAAACAAGATGTTTTTCAAACTAATTAGGTGTGCATAAATCTCGGTATAAGCATGTACCGGAAGCCCGCGCACGAGCGAATGAGGCGGTTACTCCCCTATTAGTAAGCCTAGTTCTGTAATCGGTGTCCTAACACTACGACACAAATAAAATAGGCACGTTGTAATATTGATTCACACAATTACGCTCATTACTCCATATTCCGTACATTCTAGGGAGTAATTATAAGCGAAGGATCGCCGCACTAATTCTAGTTTGTATTAGTTACTCTGTGATGTAATTAGATTATTGTTGTGCAAAATACCCTGGGATTTATATTACAGAATATATAGTGCCATATACTTTGTAATTAGACTACTAATTATTACTTTAAACATATATGAGGAGGAACGTTAAGACCGATCCTATTTTGGATACTTAGCATCATAATAGTTAGCTTACTAATCATTAGCTTGCTAACGATCATAGGGTTGGGCCTATATATTCGCTTATCCGAATAAGTTATTAATCAGATAGTTCTTATAATAATATAATCAGTCTCATATAGGCCATTGCCCTACACCCTAGATCAGCATTACAGATCAGCCATAGCAGTACACTCTGTTGTGTTGTTTGCTGTCTGTTCTTATGCTCTGTGTGCTTCTCTGTTCTTTGTTTCCTACGATGCCTTTGTGACACTCTACAATGGCCCTATTTGACGAGATCCTATATATACGCGCATGGAAAGACCCGTTTAACGCCATTTGTGCGACATATACGATTAGTACCAATTTAACTAACTAAGACAGGAGAAAAACGGCAACGAAAGACTTTAATCTGATCAAGGCTTGTTTATGGGTTTTGGTGATCTCGATCTTGTATCGTCTCAACATCTTATCGGATGCAAGCGCCACGCTTATTTTGTTGTGCATTATCTATATCAAACTGGCGATCTTGTCCGATGTAGTCAAAGGAAAATAACATGATCAAATGGCTGTTTATTCTCGTGATGATTGCCATGCTTAACCAGAGCACGGATCAAAAATTCGGTATGAATAAACCTCACTCCGATCTAGACTGGAATCACTCTCAGGAATTCGTGCGCGAAAATGGCGAAAACGTTTTGTTTCATTTGTGCCCTCTGTTTAGTCCTGTGTGTGGATAACGAAAGGAATTAAAAATGATCCGCGTAAACTATACCGATCACAAAACCTCAGGCAGTTTGTTCTTTAAAACTCGTGAGGATCTCAACAAATGGCTGAGTCGTTTCGATCTGAATGCATACTCTCAGATCAAACAGGTTAAAAATGTGACTCACGTCAAAAACACCAAACGTCAATTTAAAGCGACAATCGCGTTTGATCGGTAGTTCAAAAATGCATCTGTGATGCTCTCTGATGCCCCTATTTAAGCCGATAGGGGCAATTCTCATATAAGTAGACAAAGGGAGTAAAACGGCAATGAAAACACCACTAGCGGAATTGAAAGCAGAACTAACACGCACAATTGTTGATATGTACAGACAAGCAGCAAAAAAACCCTTGTCAGAAAAATCAAAGGGAGAATTACAAGGTTATGAGAATGTTTTAGCATGGATCGAACTACAAGAGTCAAAGGGAAAATAAAAACCCTTTGTACAAAGGTTTTTGAGTCTACTCTCATAAAGTAGACTCTTTTTTTGTTTATTGTTTAAATTATTCCCCTCTGTTTTATCTGGTTTATGGTTTCCCCTATTTCTATCAATAATATTATATATTTATGTCCATCAATATATTTAAAAACAATAACTTATAAGCTTATATTTTTTATGATAAGTGTTTAAACAAATATATATTTATAGCTATCGATACAATTCTACGATTCTGTGGTAATTAAAATCATCATTATCTAGTTTAATTAGTAAGATATTACAGAATAGTCCAGTTTCTACTTACACAGATTCAAACTTTTGATATACAAGATCACTATCTTGTTTTTTAACGTGATTTAACATTCGTGAGGGGAGAATCAGATCCCTAAAACAATTCTAAATACAAAAACAAACTCTTAAAAGACCCTTTACCGATTGTACTGCCCAACAAGGCCGATCTTCGACGTTTTAGGTCTTAACATAGCGGCCCTCTACAATGCCCCGTACAGCGATTCTAGTGCCCCTGCAAGCGCGGTTATTGATCCTGTAATTAGCTCACAAATAACAACTAGGCCTCATTTGTGAACATTGTAAATTTTTTTAAGAGAAAAGACCCAAACAGCCCACAAATAGCGACATTTAAATCAGTACCAATATTGACCAATCAAAACAGGAGAGCAAACGAAAATGAACACTGTCAAAGTTTACACAATGGCAACAATGGGCTATATGGCGTTTTTGTTTTTCGTTTTGTTCGTGATTTTCGTCTCAGTGTTCAGTTATGCTATTTGGAGCATGTAACCATGAACCTCATTACTCTGATCTGGTTTTTACTCTCTCTGTTGTTTGGACATTTGTCGGATCCGTGCGATTCCCCTGAGGATCATAGCAACATCGGAATCGGCATTGATTACTACACTTGCCAGCAATAGGGCATAAACAATCGAATAAACAAAGAAAAGCCAGCAAAAACTGGCTGTTTTTGATTCCGCAAATGTAAATTTTTTAGAACACAGGATAAGAAAATGAGAGAGGAAATTAGAACATAAAACGAATTCCGCCTCATAGGGGATTGTGTTGTTTAAAAATATCCCCTACAATCTAAGTGTAACAAAGAAAAACAGAATAAGCGTTCTAGGCAAAGGCAAAACGAAAATGTTCAAAATCAACAGAAAATCTAGCAAACCACTAGGAAACACACTTAACCAAAGTGAACGAGAATTGCTAGTTGGTCTGATTTTGGGCATCAGAGAAACATACGCTATTGATATGGGCAAATTATCAATGGAACTAATGAGCACAAAACCAGAGAGAGGGGAACCAATTTCTTATGAGGATTTTATAAGCGCGTTGTACTAAGCCGATCCGGGCAAGACTCAATACGAACAGATCGCAACCGAACCAAACGACATTAAGACCCGACTCAACCTTAACAATAGAACAGATAACAGGGCAGAAAACACCCTTAATGTAATGGCCCTCTATCGGACAAACTACCGAGTCAAAAATTGAAACTTAAACTTACTTTGAAAAGACTCAGCAAAAACTTTAAAATCTGAGTGTAGCAAACAGGAGAGCAAAGGCAATGACTCAAACGACACGCGAACTAGTTCGCATAAACCTATCGTCAAAGGACAATGAGATCCAAACGCTTAACGCTATAGCGAACAGCATTAATGCCACAGATCCTAACTCTTATCTGGCCTCTCTGTTCACTCCTGAGTTTATTTCATGGGTTTCTCAAATGATCCACAGTGACATTATGCCTGATATGGAATCGGCATTAAAAGCAAACGAAAATAGCGCCCACAAAAACTCAGTTGAACACTCTCAAGCTGAGATCACAATCACAAAGCAAAGCGAATTGATTGACTCTCAGGCAGAAAGAATCGAAACATTAACCGAACGGATCGATCTCAAAACATCGGAGATCGATTACCTAAAACGGGAACAGAGAGATCTAGAGATCGCAGGAAAAAAACAGGAGTTAAAAGAGGCTTTTCACTTGACAGAGAAAGATCTAGAGGTGGTTTGGTTCATGATCAAACGGTACTCGATTTTATATCACACTGATTACCTCTGGCGCGGTTGGTCACAGTATACGATCCGTAAGCTTGAGAAAAACGGACTAATCGACAACGAACCAGAAAACGGGATCTACAGTCTATCAATGAGGGTTGAACACTGGATCACCCAAAACATGACAAGTGAACTATTGTACTCTGTACAGATGTTTGGATAATGCCCCTATTTAATGAGGTAGGGGCAGGACAGCATAAACAGCAAAGGATCCTAATCTGTAGACACTATTCACCCAAAAAACACGACATAAATATAACGACCTGTATCTATAACACGAAAGGAAAAAAATCAAATGCCTAACTTTTTTAAGACCGTAAAGCACGAATACGAACAGCAAAAAGAAACCAACGCAAAGAATGCGCGTACAATCGCGGAATTGCGCGCCCATTTATCGCATATGATCGAGTCTTGCAATTCCTCATTGGATGTAATTGATCCGCGTGATGATATTGCATTGGCACAAATGATCACACGGAAAAACACATGTGTTGAGATCCGCTTTCTATGATGCCGCAGCAAACGGAGAAACAGAGGAGATCGGCAGGGCATGTAGACGTATAGTGCGCATACTGTCGTAAGATTATTTATTAACTTATATTTCTTTTCACTTAGTATTTTTTAATATCCGCATTAAAAATATAGGTTAGCGGATCGGACAAAGGAAAGGCGTATATGATCTCTGAATTCGAACAAACCTATGAAAATGATTATTTTCCATACGAACAGATCAATGATCTGATCTGGGAATGGATACGGCAAAACGATATTAGGCGGGCTTACCTTAACGTTGAATACGCGATGGATATTTGCCGCGAAAATTACGGGAAACTTAAGCCCGGTAAAATGATCGCAAACGCGATCAAAAAATTGATCCATATGCGGATCGATCAAATAAGGGAGGACAATTACGAGTACCAAAAACCGATTCTTGAAAAATTGGAATCGCTTAAAATCTCTCCTGAGACAGTAACATTTTGGGGCAATGCCATAGCCAACCAACCGAAAGAAAAAATCACGATCCGTTTAACCTACGGTTGTAAAGGATCTGCACGTGAATACTATCATGTAGGTAGTTGTTGGTGGGGAGGGTATGAAACTAGTAGGGATTACTTGGAATCTAGCTATGGCGGAGCAATTCGCGCTTATCGTAATGATGAGATTGTAGGGCGAGTCTGGTTTATTCCCTATAGTGATGGAATCATCCTGTTTAACGCCTATGGTAAGGGGGAATTAGGGAGAATCGGATCTTGGAGCAACCTACTAAAACGATCCTTTCCTGATTATTTTGTTAGCAAGGTAATGCTGGAATTCGGGGGGGATCCTGGAGTCTTATTCCAGAATTCAGAGAGCACTAATCTGTACATTGGTCCTAACAAAATCAACGATGAAACGATCAGAATCGATCTGACTCGTCCTGAGAAATTTAAATACGCCAAAGATTTAACGTTTTGCTCTCATTGCGGGATCCCTATCATCGGCGGATCTGGTTATTCCACAACCGACAACGGAGTCATTTGTTACGCTTGTCAGAATCTTTTCTACGCCAGATCACGATCCACAGGGGCATGGATCCCAATTGAAAACGCGATAGAAGTTTATGATGCGTACAATGATCGGTACTATGAATCGCCTGACTCGCCTGACATTATCTATGCTAGGGCAATAAACCGTTATGTTTACATTACGGATTACTGGGTGGATGTTTTTGGTACTGCCCACAGGAGAGGCGCTAGATCCTGCTTCCGTTGTCGCGTCTCTGGTAACATTTATCCTGTAGATCGCTTAGTGTGGACACAGATCGGACCAGTAGATCGGACCAATTACGATCCTGAGGTTCACGTTTTGGGAATTCCAGAACAACCGCAATATGCACCGAGTCTCAGTTTTGCGGATCGCCAGAATCAAATGGCCCTCCGGCGGCAATGGCAACAGTTAACTAGTCTCATGTGAGATTAGTTCGCTATCTCTCTAGCCTCTCTCAGGAGAGGATATTCTATTTTATCTCAGTGTTGTGTAAGCTTCTGTAATGCCCTACAATGGCCCTAATTAGGGAGATCGGTAGAAAACCACCTAAACAAGCATATCGCGTTAAATAGGGGCATTACAGAGGCTTACAGGGGCATTGTAGAAACAATTCAACACACAAAACTTAAGAGAGGGGTACAAAACTGGCTGTTTTTGTTCATGCTCTCCTGAGACGCTAAGGTAAGCAATTCAACACTGGCATAGATCCCAGGGTAATTTTTGGCCTATCCTGAGATGCTAAAATAGGCCTCACAATGCCCTACAATGCCCCCGTTTGATAGGTGCATGGTAGTTGATACCACTATATAACTGATCGCCCCGTTTTGGGGCATTTGATCGCGTTTTCTTTCTCTCAACTATAGAATAGGTGCAATATGTTTAGAACCATTAAAACAGAAAAAATTACAGAAAAAAGAATTCGGCTTAATTTCTATTTAAATAACGCTTATATGGGTTATTATGAGGCTTTGCCTTATATGGCGATAAGTGAACTACTAATACGTATTAACAAAGGCTATACGCTAGTAGAAGACTCAGCCCTACTAGTTAGCCCGAAAAGCACCTACGGGATTGACGAAAATTCCCGGCCTTAATTTGTCAAATAGACATGATAAATATACCCACAAAAATGAGATCGGCCCATTCTGATTCCGGCCTATTAAGATCGATCTAACGGATCGGCGTGCAACGTAGGGGACTCGGCGTGTAAATTTAAAACGGCAATGAGAGGGAACAGCGTGCAAAGATCCGGCCTAATTGACTCATACTATGGAATCGGCGTGCAACTTTTCGGCACTTTCGGCGTGCAAAGAACGACTAAAGAATCAGCGTGCAAACCCTAGTAATAGAGGTGGAGGGTTGGGAATTGTATATATATACATAGAAAATGCTTTTCCTTGTCCAATGGATTGCCTATATAGTATATATAGATATATAGAACCTTTAAAAGAACAGTATAAAAGATCAAAACCTTTAAAAAGGAATCAGATCTTAGATCAATATAGAAAACCTTTAAAAGAAATAAGAATAGATCAAATACATTGACTCTATAATTAGAATATGATACAGTATATCTAAAAGAACACTATTAAAAACGAAAGGTTTAATATAAATGGACATCGTAAAAATTATCGAATATCACGATAAGATTATAATGCACACTATTCTGTATAATGCTCCTGAATCAGTATGTGAAATTTCAAGAAAAGAATTGTATATGATTCAACGGCAATTATCTAAATGGTGGGTTACATCTTATACAGTAGAGTCAGATAAGACTACTACAATATATGAAAGGTATTAATATTATGATCGAAACCGCCGCAATTATAAATGATATTAATAAGCGCATTGCTGAACAGCATAAACTGATTCAATTTTACCGTATGACATTATATGTCAATTTTAGCGGTGCATGTAAGATCGTATTGCGCTCCAAACAACAGAAAAAAGTTGTTATTAATGTGACATATTCTTATATGTCTGATGCGACCAGAGGAGCGGAAATATTAAACAAATTAAAGCCGCATATTAGAATTATTATGCGGGATAATATTGTTAAGGGTATGATTATTACTTATCGGCTGTCCGTTAATTATATCTTTATTCATTCCGTTAATTAATTGATTTTCCTTAACAAAATAACCGCTTGCTTTTTTAGCAATGTGGTATATAATCTAATTAAAGCAGATGAATTAACAATTACCAATTATTCAGCTATATAATACTCGTTTAAGTAGTTACTATTTGAACAGATCCGGAGTAGTGAACCGGGCGTAATTGCGAAATATCTGCTTTTTTATACTTATTATTTGGCTTATCTTCCGGCATTATTATGAGGACAAGCAAATGATCACAAATCAGGATATTGTCGTAGTTCTGTGTTCGTTTTTCACTGTGGGCTTTTGCTCCTGTCTAACCTATGTAGCGTTAAAGTCAATCAACCTGTTAAAACGCAAACACAAAAAAGAATTGGCAGAAAAACAGGCGGAGATCGACGCATTGTATAAGGAATTATGGGCTGTTACTTTGCTGTACCATAGTGCCCCTGTTATTGTTGGCAAAGATCAAAAATTGCCTTTGGGCAAGATTCAAAAAGCTAACGGTACAATGCGCGAGGTTACAATCGGCGGCAAACGGTACATAGGACTAGAAAGTGAGATCCAGGCATACAGTAAGGGTAAAACTAAGGTATGCCGATCCTATTGGGAATGGTCGAGTCGCCAAAACTGGAAAGAAGTGCATACTGAATATCTGATGGTTGATGAATCAGATGTTGCTAAGAGTTTTGTGCATGCAGACAGTACCCATTGTTACAAAGACTCTGTTGTCGATGTTTTGGAATTGGTGAAAAACTAAGTCCCTTTGTGCAAAGCTTTAGCGACTAAACTAGTGTACAGTATAGCATGAAAGGCAAAGGATACCGATGGACATAAAAGAAACTACCAAAATTGCAGAAAGTCACAAGCATTATTCGCGGGACACGATTCGTAATGCTGTGATGTACATCAAAGATAAGTACCGCGTCGGAATCTATGTGGGCAATTTTAGTAAACTCTGTGAGTCTATCGAAGCAAGCGAAAATGACAAAAATGCCCCTAAGCCAGCCAAGTTAGTTGCTAAGGAATTTTTAACCTATCATGGTATCCATTTAACGGCTGATGATAAAGCGGTAATTGGTAAAATGTTCGCTGATTCTATCCGTAAATCGTCCTATAAAGTTTCCCTAACTCTAGGTTGCGATGGATCAGCAAAGGACTATTATCACGCTGATTCTTGTTGGTGGGGTGGCTACTCCGATTCGCGGGAATATGTCGCCTATAACGGTGGTGGTGCTATCCGTGCTTATGATCCTGAGACTAACAAACTGTGTGGGCGTGTGTGGTTCCTTCCGGCTGATGATGGGATTGTTATCTTTAACAGCTATGGGGTAAACGAACTACAGCACACAGAATCATGGGCAACTATAGCCTCTGAATTGTTATCCGCCCCCTATTGTAAATGTACTTTACATTTGCAGCACGATCAGTATTTTTTCTTGAATGCTGGCGTGTATATCTATGTAGGTCCGAAAGTTGAACCAGATAAGCGAATCACGATCACCCTCGAGGAGTTTGACGAAAGAATCTATGATGATTCTGTTTACGCTTATTGCTCTGATTGTGATTGTGAGATTAGAAACGAGGACGATGCTTACTACACTGTTAACGGTACAGTGTGCGAAAGTTGCTTTGATAGTTACGTATGTGTAGAATCAGAGGGCGGAGACTATTACCCTGAGGATGATTGTGTCTATTTGCTTCATGGGCGTTATTCGGAATGGTTTCTAACGGATAGCTCTGATGTAGTCTCAACTATTAATGGTGCGTATGAATTAGTAGAAAACTGCATTGAGGACGTTTACGGCAATTATTATCAGATGGATGATGATATTGACGATGTATTTCTGTGTGATGCTACAGAAGAATACTACCCTATTAGCGAACTTCTGACCCTTGCTGATGGTCGTCACATTGCCGAGTCGAACTATGATCGGGATGAATACGGGCCACTAGAGGGAGAAGAACCAGAAGAGGACGATGACGAACCAGAGATCGCCCCTGTAGTTTTGCCCCTCCTTTCTGTAGGCTACTTTGGTTACATTCACTTTCAACTTCCGAACCTTGTATATTAGCGTGCTAGACGCGCTGTAGTGCCCCTAAATGGGGCATTACGGTTTACACAGGTATCGTCTACCGTGTACTATCAGAATTGAGGCAAGCATGGCGAATAAACAGATCAGATATATCACGACTTATACAGGATACAACGACCACACTGGCAACGTTGACACGACTATTAATGTTGAACGAACAGACGGATCTGTGCGAACGTTTGAGTTGGCTAGTTTTGCCAACTGTGCTCGAATTCAGAATATCTATAATACCCATAATTTAAATACTAAAATTAACGTTTATCCTGGTGCTACCTTTGTTATGTGGTGTAGGTTTTGGGTAGACTACTATGCTTTGACAGGTAAAAATTATGATCAACAAACAGCTAAGACCAGCCCCACGCCACAATAGACCAAACAGGCGTGAAACTTATTATCTAGTGGCGTGCCAGATCTGTGGCAAGGATCGCTGGCTGAGAAAATCTGATATTGGAACAGCGTGCAGATCCTGTGCTATGAGATTCCGCGACAAAACTTCTCTATTAAGGGCAGTACAACGGAAACAGCGTATGGCCCCTAGCAAGCCAGAGGCTACCGTTTTAGATTGGTTGACGAGAATCGGCGTGCAGTTTGAGCATCAGGCGATCTTCGATGACAGCGTGTTAGATTTTCGACTAGGATCGGCGTATGTCGAAGTTAACGGTTACTGGCATTTGCACAATCCTCGCAAGATACAAAAAGATCAGCGTATAGCGGAACAGCTAGGTAAAAACTTGCTGGTTATCGATGCAAAAGATGTTGTTGAGAAACCTGTAAAAGCTTACCTTTCTTTAATCCAGTTTATTACGACAGCGTGCAACGTATAGGAGTCATAATGCCTAAATTGACGGACTTTGAACGAGGGACAATCGTTAGAGTTATTAAACCCTTTGATGCTGATCGAACACCGTGCCCCCAAAAAGGCACAGTAGGTATTGTGTACCGGGTAGATGATGATGGTTTTATCTGTGTGGCTTTCTTTCTACCGATGTGGGATACACGCGGTAACGAGTGGTTATCTCAGGGCAATAATAGCATATTTATGCGATTGCGTTTCTTTCCTGATGAACTAGAGATCGTTGACGTTTTGTAAGTGATTAATAATTGAACAGCGTGCAACAAAACAGGAGTATAAAATGGATCATACAGAATGCATAATTTGGAACATATTTATATTAATACTTTCTTTCGGTTCGATTATATTGGCAAGCACTATATCTGGTCTGTTGATGATCGTGCTAGGTACAGTGGGAGTCTTTGGTTTGTATTTTAGCGTCATATCCCTCGCTACTCTGTTAGGCGACGATTATAAATAAGGAGAAATTATGTATACAAATAGGTTTTTTATAATGGCGTTGTTAATGACGCTGTTCTATAGCAAGGCAAACGATAAGTTAGAATTCAGTATTGTTGTTATTGCTATGTTCGTAATATACAGCCTATCGGCTATTGCTGACGAGTTACACAATATCAATAAACATCTAAGCAAAAAATAACGTGCAACGAATTGTCAAACCCTTAAGATAGGCCTCTGTAGTGGAGACATACCTTAAGGGAATCTCCTACCTTTTCTCTTGACTTAACGTGCAACTGTGGTATAATTGTAATTAGAGTAAAAGACAGGGTAAAGGATAAACCTACTTATGATGATTCAAGACGGTTACACACAGATTTACTCTGGTTTCGCGGGTGTTTCTCGTCGTTGTCTGGATAACGTCTATACGTGGTTGATTAACCGCTACAATGTCAGTAATCCAGCACAATACGAACACTTTAACGCTTTTGTAGAAACCGTGCAGAAAACGGAATCGCGCCCAACTAAGGCTATCTGCAAATTTTTCCACGACGTTTTTAACGTGGACATTAATTCATATGACAAGGCAACAGCCGGAACATATATCCGTAAAAATTCCCTCATGGGATCCTACAAATTCGTTTTTACCTACGGTTGTGCTGGCAATGCTGCTGATTATTACCACAGTAATTCCTGTTGGTTCCACGAGTATCCAACTTCGCGTGATATGCTTGAGGGAAATGGTGGGGGTGCAATTCGGGCCTACACTGTTGATACCAACGACATTACTGGTCGGGTCTGGTTCTTGCCTCACGACGATGGTTTGGTGTTGTTCAACAGCTACGGACAGGGAGATTTACAGCATACCCAAACGTGGGGTGCTGTGGTAGCTCATTTGTTGGATACTTTGACCTGTGAAGCAAAACTGAATATTGACTCTCCCTATATGATTTACATTAACGGATCTAAAGCGGCATATGTAGGGCCAAAAGTAGTCAACGACACTAAGCAAATCGACGTCACATTGAAAACGCCCACTGTTTTCCATTACACTCCTGTGCAATACTGCCATGATTGTAATCGTGTTTTGGTTCGAGGTGGCGAACGAGTGTACATTAGTATGGCTGATTATTATGTATGTGATAAGTGCGTTGATCGTTATACCTATGTCCAAAACCGTGTAGGTATGTACCCCTCTCATATGTGTGTGAGAGTGTACGTTCACGGTGCATTTATCGGTAACTATTTGTGTACAGAACCGGGGATTGTTTACGACGAAAAAATGGGATACTATACCTTTCGAGAACGAATGTAAAACGGAAAAGAGAAAGCAATGAAAACAAATCGACTACAAAAATACTGCAATGTTTCCATTGAACACCTACGCAAGATAGGAAAGTTTACGCCTTGTACTCGTGACGGTGCGGGATATACCTTTATTGATCGCGGATCAAATGTGCTGGCAGTAGCTCACATCGATACCGTGCAACAGGGAACAAACTTTAAGGTTACTGGTTTAAATGGCGGTGCAGTGTACTCCCCTCGTTTGGATGATAGACTCGGCGCTTACACGATTATAGAATATCTACCATCGGTAGGTGTCAAAATGGACGTGCTGCTTTGTGAGGACGAAGAAACTATGCAAAGCACAGCGGCCTACTTTCAAACGCTAAAGAAATACAATTGGATGGTTGAGTTTGATCGCGGTGGTCGTGACACAGTTTTGTATCAATATCACTATGATAAAACCTTTTCTGATGAACTAGAACGACACGGTTTTATCTTGGGGCACGGAACCTATAGCGATATTGCTGACTTGGGACATTTAGGCTGTTTAGGTGTGAATTGTTCGGCTGGTTATTACAATTACCATACCAAAGACGCCTTTGTTTTAGTTGAAGTGTGGCAGAAGTCAGTTGATAGTTTTGTCAGTTTCTATAACGATAACAAAGACACCTATTATCCTCACGACAAGACTAACGATTACTACAACGAAAGTTCACTGTGGGATCGGGACGATTACTACTACGGGACAGGCAAGTACGGTACTACGTATTATGGTAACAAAAAGAATAATCGTGCTCTGGTCAATGTAGAGTGGACTAAATGCCCTACCTGTGAAGAAGTCCGTACAGATCGGGCAGATCGTAACCTGATCGACTACTTTGGAATGTGTTCAGAGTGTTTGATTTACGTGGATCGTTATCAACAGAAGTACAATAAGAATCCTAATCCCCCCACTACTCAGGGGGGATGATACCTATTGAGAGAAAGGCTATAACGATGGATTTAAAAGATACGTCTTTTGTGTACACGACTGATGGTATGTCTTATGATCCAGATACCTTGTACAAGGCGTTAGAGTGGTTGCACCATTCACATCATATTGAGTGTTGCCCCTGCCATACCTTGCCAGCCATAAGCGAATACCTAGAAAATACCACAGCTAAACCAGCTAAAGCTATTTCTAAGTATTTTGCTGATCATTATGGTATTAAACTGGCGACAGAACAGCGTACAGAGTTTGGCAACCGGGTTAGCTGTGCTCGTATGGCACGCACCTATAAGGTGGTATTAACCCTCGGTTGTCAGGGTAACTCGGATGATTATTATCATGAACGGTCTTGCTGGTGGGGTAGTTATAGCATTTCTCGTGACTTTGTTGAGTTTAACGGCGGCGGCGCTGTCCGTGTTTACACCATAGATGGAGACATTCAGGGTAGAGTGTGGTTTTTGCCCTTCGATGATGGTATTGTTCTGTTTAATAGTTATGGTCTAGGCGAATTACAGCATGTACATTCGTGGGGGCCAATAGTCGCACAGCTATTAGATACAGATTTTTGTAAGTCAACTATGGAAATTCTCAACAATCGGGGACATCTTTACATTAACAGTGAGGTTTCTGCTTATGTAGGGCCAAAAATTGTACCTATTTCAACTAAACACTGTAAGATTCGGCTATCTATCCCTGACAGGTTCGTATACAGCCCTGCTAGGGTCTGTAGTCATTGTGAAAGGGTATTTAGCGATGGCGGAGATGTTCGTTTGCTGGAATTTAATGATCAGTATGTTTGTGGAGGTTGCCTAGACGAATATTATGCCTACGATGTGATAGATCGTATGTATAAGCCCAAAGAATTAATGCAAAAGGTTTGGGGCATGTTCCAATACTCTACGGCACGTCAAAAATGGTTTTCAGTTGTGCCAAGTGACGCGGTATATATAGATTCAATGGGCTATTGTTTACCAGATTGTTTGGTTGATGATGTTTATGGTACTCAACATCTAGTAGGATCTGGTACTTATTTTCGCTGTGACTTCTCCGATAAACTCTATCCTAGAAGTGAGTGGACAAGGACTGTATTAGGTGCGGTGGCTAAATCTGTTGTAGCTACCGACGAATTTAAAGCTAAGGTAGCTGAATACGAAAAGACGCAAGAGAAAGCCAGAGATGAGTGGAGACAGGAACGTCTTTTTCGCTCTACAGGAATAACACAAAAGAGTGCGTCATTCAATTTTAAACCACCGTCTATTGACTGGGGAACACTGTTTACAAACTTTGTCGATGACGATCAGGACCATTCTTAACGGAGTGGTCCTCCACCATGAGAGGGGATCCTATGAAGATTCTTATTGAACAACAGGGATCGAAACAGCGTGCAACTTTTTGTGTTATTGTGCAAAAAGGTAAAACTAGTAAGAGTGTTTCCGGTATTTCTGATAAAGCAGTCATGAGGATTTTGCGGTGGATATGCAAGAAAAACTTTACTTATCAAGGTGCGACTTTTGATGTGGCATCCGATACAGTTACGATTGTCTTTGTCGGGGAGATGGTTTCCAATGTTGCCTCTTAGTTTTGAAACTAAAGACATCGAGTGGACACGCGAGGAAATACGTGCTGTCTTAGACCTGATTAAAAAACAGGAACCTACGTTACTCAGGGTATCTATGCCCGATGCTTGGCTGTTCAAAAAGTCTTTGTACAAAGGCCAAACATACTATATAGCACGGCGCATGACTTCTTTTAGCTGTGACGCTGTAACCACAACCTTCGATAACTTTATTGCTGAAATGGAGTCTTACTATGATCGCTACTATGGGAGAGGGTATGAAAACTACCTTAAAAACAGTAGTTATTAAGTTCAACGATGTAAAGGACGGAAGTCACCCTGATCGTGTACATATGATTGAATATGTTTATGCTGATGGGACAACGTGCAGCTTGGCAGGAAACGATGATCTGGTGATGGGGGTTGTACTGACTCTTATGAAACTCGGTTTATCGAACCAGCGTGCAGCACAGGAATTAGTGGACAATTCTAGCGGTGAACCTGTGGTTGTTGAGGACGATGTGCAACCGCTGGTGGCAGAATACGTACTGCAATAAAAAAAGAACCCGGCTCATCACCGGGTTTTTTGTTTGTCTACAATGTACAGGCGTTGTTTGTGTGTTTGGTATGGGCAATTCTAGCACCTTTCGGCGTAGAGGTATAGCCATCTTTACCACATTCACATTCCCAACGATACCGCTTCTTTTTTGGATTACTGGGGATATAACTGATATATTCTGGTAAACCATAGATAATCTTGTTTGGCTCTGGCAGCTGCTTTTGTTTAGGCTCTGAGATTAGGGGTACAGAATCACTAACAGGCTGATCAATAACCGGATCGGCGTGCAACGTTATAGTCAGTAATTGGCGTCGAAGTTTCTGTACATATTCAGCCTGTAATTCATCGGCAATGTTCATGATAGCCAATTCCATTTGTTTGTTTTTAACGGTTCGCTGTTTTTCACTCAGCTGGCGTGCATCTTTTCTTTCTTGTCTAACCTTGTCTCGTTCAAAAAAGATTTCCCAGTGAGAATCCTTGTAGGCTCTCCAATCAGCTACAAACCAGCCTGTTGTCACCACCGTCATGATACCTAAACCAATACGAGGGGCAAAGGCCATCAGTCCACTGTCCTTGAAGCCAATGACCACGATGGATAAATAGAGCGCAAATAGACCCATCACGTAGGCCCACCGTACCGCTATAGTCTCATCGTCCCTTATTGGCTCCTCGAGAAAGCCAAGTAAAGCAATATACATAATATCAATCAGAAACACAGCTAATATTGTTGCTGTAGTTGCTACAAATTCACCGTGCCCTCTCAACTCTTGCTTAAAAATGTCCCATGTAGAAACCGAATTAAACGCGGTTCCTGCAACCTTAGCGATCAACCACAACTGTTTATTAGTAATGTTTTTTATAAAGTTCTTCATGTGAGATTAACCTTCCGCTATGATGGATAATAATACTTTAATTATATCATCGTTTTGTTTAGAATGCAAGAGGTATTTATTCTTTTTTAATTGTTACAGCGTAGGTGACTATATTAAGTACATCCTGTACATTATTTATGATAATACGATTAGCGGAAACAGCGTGCAACACTAGAAAAACAAGAAGTAAATTAGTGATAAAGGAGAGCACCAGCAGTAAAATAAGTATCATTGTTAGAATCCCGTTATAAAATAGATGAAAGGCTTGACAAACATTCAACTGTATAGTATTATATATCTAACGTGGCCTGACAAAAAGCCTTTGCCTTGTCGGTTCGGTTGTAAACATTATGTGATCCTCCTTTCGAGTTTGGACTATGTAGTGTCAGGCCATGTTTTCTTAGACCGTATATTGCGGGTCGTTTGGTGTACGTTACCGATGCTAACGGAGTGGTTAGAGGTTCGAATCCTTTACCCCGGCAACGGGGTTAGCTCAATTGGTAGAGCACTTAACCGTATACCTACCTATTATCCGCATGGTAATGAAAATGAATCGGGTCGAATCGTTTTGGTTATCCTTTGACGATAATCACCAAGACGAGACAATTTATCCGGTGATATAGCTTTGTAGTTTTGGGTCGCTGTATCAGGGTTATCTTATATCTGGCTACACGCTAGTGATAAACAACCACCCTGTACGACTTTAACCCGAAAATGAGCAGACCGGAATTATTCCTGTCTGCTTTTTTATTTATATAGCTAGGAGCTAAAAATGGCAAAGTATACTCAGTATTTTGACCCGCAGAAGATTCCTCAGACTAAACCTTTACCCAAGAGTAAACAGGTTCCTAATAGTGCTGGTGGTTATGTTTACGCCATTGAACCCTGGTCGCAGCTGTATCGTTTTCTGATCCTGGGAACTACTGGTGGAACTTATTACTCATCGGAGCACGATTTAACCGTGCAAAACTATGACGTTGTTTTGGCGTGCATAGAACAGGACGGTAGACGTGTTGTTGATATGATCCTGGAAGTTTCAAAAGAGGGGCGTGCAGCGAAAAATGATCAGGCATTGTTTACGCTGGCACTGTGCGCGGCGGCTGATTCGGTTGACACTCGTCGTTATGCCCTGATGAACTTGGATCAGGTTGCTCGAACCGGAACACACTTGTTTGAGTTTATGGAATACGTGCAGCTTTTCCGGCGTTGGGGTCGTGCTTTGCGTGCTGCTGTTGGCAACTGGTACAAGCGCAATCCTGATCATATCGCTTTGCAGGTTATGAAGTATCGCCAGCGTAACGGCTGGACTCATCGTGACGCTTTGCGTATGGCTCATCCAACACCTGAAACGCCAGAGCAGAACGATTTGTTTAACTGGATCTGCAACGAAGAACCGTCTGAACTACTGTTGTCCAGCATTCCTATGATCAATGGATTTATGCAAATTCAGCGTGCAACAACGGCGGCAGAGGCAGCGAAGTTGATTTCTGAGTATCGTTTGCCACGCGAGACTGTGCCTACACAGTTTCTAAAGGATGCGGTTGTTTGGGATGCCTTGTTAGATCATATGCCCATGACAGCCCTGATTCGTAATCTTGGCAATATGAGTGCTTGCGGTTTGTTAAAGCCTAACAGTAATGCGGCAATGGAAGTTGCTGATAAACTGTCAGACGATCAGCATATCCGTTCTTCTCGTTTGCATCCAATGTCTATTTTAACGGCATTGTCAACTTACCATTCTGGTTCAGGTTTACGGGGTCACAATACCTGGACTCCTGTTCCACAGGTAATTGATGCTCTGGACGATGCTTTTTACAAAGCTTTTAATAATGTTACACCTACTAACAAACGATATTACGTCGGTGTCGATGTTTCTGGCAGCATGAGAACCAGTTTCTGTGACGGTGTTTTGTCCTGTTGTATGGGTGCAGCGGCTATGGCTATGGAAATCGCCCGAACCGAGCCACGCTACTTCATTCAGGGTTTTTGTGATACGATGGTTGATCTGGACTTTACAGCTAAGACGTCTCTTACTGATGCTGTTTCTAAGGCCAGCAAGCGCAATTTTGGTAGAACAGATTGTGCCCAACCAATGATTCACGCATTGAACAACGGCATCGAAGCTGATGTCTTTGTGGTCATTACGGATAATGAAACCTATGCAGGTAAAATTCATCCATCAGAAGCCTTGCGTGTGTACCGGAAACAAACAGGTATTCAGGCTAAGTTAGCGGTAATCGCTATGACTTCAACTGGCTTCTCTATTGCGGATCCGTCCGATCCGAACATGCTTGACTTTGTTGGTTTCGATGCAAACCTTCCATCTGCTTTGTCTCAGTTTGCTCTCCTGTAAAAACAAAGGGGGAAATTCCCCCTCTCCTTCTTGACATTCCCCAAATATCTGCTATAATTAGACTATAGTGAAACAACAGATAGGTAAAAACTATGTTTGTATATATCATGAATACCGGGACTTCGACCCATCCTGTGTGGGTTGTTTCTGAAACGATCTATAAATTAGCTTATGCCTGTCTCTCTGACTTGGGAGATGAATTGCGTCGTTTACGTCCCTTTTATGTCTATAAACTAGATACGGTAGACGATGATGTTGCCCTATCATCCTATGATTTTGTCGAATCTGGCAGATATAAAGCCGGTTATGTGGTTGATTTGTTTGAGTATTTGCGAGAGCATTTAGTTTACAATTTGGAAAAAGGCAATCTAGATTTCTCAAATTATGGAGGCACAAAATGATAAAGCGTCTTTTGGTTGAGTTTTTTGTGATCTGTTCCTTTTTCGCCGCTTTCGCTGGCTGTACTCTACTTGCGAGAAGCGGTTTGGGGAATGACATTCTTCTCGGCGCTGTTGCTTGCGGTATGTTCTTGTGCGCTTGGTATGTTATTCATGCCATTTATGACGGTTTTAAAAACGACACAAAGGATTACTCATGACTCAAAAACTACTTATTGGAGAATGTGTTATGAGTTGGGCAGAAAAAGTTATTGAAGAAGTTTTGTATAACCTTTATGGTGGTTTTATGTCTGAAAGCTTAGCTTGCACCATTCTGCAATGTGATTACACAAAGCTAGACTCATTGATGCGAACCAACTACGGCAAGTCATGGCGGGAAACCTACAGTATTAATCGCAGTATCGAACTATACGGAGACGATTAAACGATGATTAAAGATTTAATCTACAGTTTCTTAGCTACTGGTTGTGCTACTCTTGTGTCGGTTTTGTTTGTTTTGCTGGTAAACGGATCAGAAACAGGCAAACAAATTGTTGTAGGAATTCTCCTTTTTGCTGTGTTTTGTCTGGTATGGACAACCATATATTTGCTTTTCTCTAGTCTAAGAGGGCGCTAGTATGAAGAATAAAATGATAGCTCTGTTATGCTCTTTACTTCCAATAGTTTTTATCGTTCTGTTGGTTGTATCTAAAACTGCCCTTTTGTTTAGTGCTTTAGCAATTACAGGAGTATATATCTTTATTCTTGTGTATTGTCTGTACTGTATCGTGTTAGACGAGTTAAACAGCAGAAAGGATCAGGGATGAAAGAGATTATTGCAAGTTCAGCACTGGTAGTTTGGATTTCAGTTTTGGTTTTTGCTCTTGTAATCTGTTCAACATTCGGGTATCTTTTCTTTTACAAGGATATTCTGAATCTTCAGCGCGAAGCTGTTCAGCACTCAAATGAGTACGAACAGTCCAAAGTAACAGAACTTGTTCAGACTTATGATCGGTACGTTTATCTTGACACACAGATCGCGCTGTATCAGGGACACCAGACCATCATTATGAGTTTCAAAGGACAGCAAGCAGCGGCGGTTAAACGGATGTGCCAAGCTTACAGTCTGATCCCTAATGATATTCGTAACGATGTGGTTCCTTTGTATATCATCCAGTTTTTGCATGATAAGGGGTGCTAATAATGCGTAAGGTGCTTGTTGTTGCTCTGTTTTTGATTGCTTTTGTTGGTACGTTCGCTGGTTCTTGTGATGACACAACCGCAGTAGAAAAAGAGCGGAATGCCACAAATAACCAGATGAGTCAGCTTCTGAATTCACAACCCATTCCGGTTTTTGAGTGGAGTCTTGAGCGCGAAATTGTGATTGATATTTTCCGTGCTCGTAATGAAGCAGTTTCTACTTGGAGTGTTGTCCAGAACCCTTATACGGGCGCAATTATGTTTGAATGCCCATCTATCGGCTATCCCATTCCTGGTGGAACTAAGTTGACTAATCCTTATCAAATTCCTGGTAATGATTGGAGTAATACCAGCATCCCACAGGCAGAGCCAAATGGATTGTATATTCCCGAAAGTTCAGCTGGAACCTACATTAACTGTGTGAACGAAAACGGTACAGTCAGTCCGGTATTTGAAGAATTTTACGTGCAAACCTTCCCCTTCCCGGTTGAAGAAATTGACGGTAAGCTGGTACGGGTTAAGGGTGTCGAACCAACTATTGCAATTCAGACTCAGAAGTAATTGGGGGAGAAATAGGATCGATTGGGTGCGGGGATGCCTAGTAGGTGAAGGCGATTGAGCAAGACTGAAAAGCATCCTTAACCGCATTCAAGAACCGGGTGCAATTCCCGGCTCCTCCACCATACGCTACAGTAGCGCAACGGTAGAGCACCAGACTTTTAATCTGTAGGTTGGAGGTTCGAATCCTCTCTGTAGCACAGGCAGGTGTGGTGAAATCGGAAAACACAATTCACTTAAAATGAATCGGGGAAACCCTTATCGGTTCGAATCCGATCACCTGCATAGATTATATTGTAGGAGCAAATATGGTATACGAACTAAGAAAACGTGGTAATGGATACTTATATTTTATAGATAAAAATCATCCACTTGCCAGAAAAGAAAGCAGTTACATGGTGTATTACCATCGTCATATAGCATCGTTGAAAATCGGTAGATGGCTTAACGAGGACGAGCATGTACATCATATTGACGGAAACACGTACAATAACGATCCCGATAATTTAGAAATTATGTCTAATTCTGAGCATACTTCTGTTCATCATCCAGGTAATAAAAGGGCTATTAAAAAATGTATGTATTGCCATAAAGAATACGAACAAATAGCACAAACACAAAAATACTGCTCTGATAAATGTGCTCATTTGGGTAATAGAAAAGTGAATAGGCCGTCTAAAGAAGAATTAGAACAAGAAATAATGGCTATGAATTGGTTAGCGTTAGGTAGAAAGTACGGTGTAAGCGACAATGCTGTAAGAAAGTGGGCAAAAGATTATAGTATCCCGGTAATAAAAAGAAAATACACACGCTCCCGTAGCTCAGCGGATTAGAGCCGCCGCCCTCTAAGCGGTGTGGTGTCGAGAGTTCGAATCTCTCCGGGAGCACACGGAGACAAAGCACTAATGGATGTGCGCCAGTCTGTAGAACTGGTTAGCTTAGGCTAGTTGGTGGTTCGAGTCCACCTGTCTCCACTTAGATTAGCATAGACTAATCTAGATGAATATATGATGTGTGCTATCCCCGGCAGCAAAATGACTAGACTAACATCAGGTAAAAGTCGGGGCTGAAAGGTGCGTAATCTCGCAACAATTTATTCTGATGTTGGTCTTTAAAAAGGTATAATTGATATGATTATTTATCGCATTAAAAATACTGTCACTGGCGAGTTTGTTTTAGGCATTTTTACAAACAAAGATAACGTTGACACTCTTTGTAAAGAGTTTGGTTATTGCCAGCCTTATTACACAATAAATGCTTATCAGACTAGGTTAATAGAGACTTATTCTGTTGAATCTGAGCATATTAACCTAACATCTATGCCTGTGTGGGAAATATACTGCACGTTAGCAGGGACATCATATTTTGGAGAGGACGCTTCTTATACAGGCAAGCTAGGAGAGCATCGAGGGCTTAATTTTGCTGATGCTTGCCACCATTTCATGATCTCTGAAGGCAGAGAAGACGAGTACGATTCTGTTGCTAACGGCATTAAAATATGTGATGAATGGGGCAAACAAATTTCAGTAAATAAATTTAGCGGATACATAAAGAAAACTTGAGGTTTTTATGCAAACCGTGTATACTTCTATCCTCCGTTTAGACATTATCAGTACCGGAGAATCAATCATAGAAGAACCAACCAGTGAAAGTGCTAAAAACTGGCATAAATATATCTGTAAGAAGGTATTAAGCGATAAAAGACGAGCGGAAGAAGTAAGAAAAGCTATATTGGCGAACGATGTAACAGTAGCTTGGGCTGACTTTGATTTGCTAGTGTCTAACGGTATTCCGTTAGGGGAATTAAAGGCGCGGTCTAAGATTATCTGGAAAGGGTTGGATGAAGATGGATTTATCTATAGAGCGACTAAAAGCCGCGCAGTGGGCAGCAGAAACACTAAAAAAAGACTTTCTGATTGTTGATACAGAAACTACTGATAAGACACCTGCTACCTGTGAAATTGTTCAAATCAGTATAATCGATAAGTTAGGTCAAACACTGTTTACATCTTTAGTAAAGCCGGAAGGAAAGATTAGCCCCCAAAGTATTGACGTTCATCATAAAACAGAAGAACTATTGGCAGATGCGCCATCCTGGAATTTGGTGTATAATCAGATTAAAGGTGTAGTAGAAAATCATCTATTGATTGCCTATAACGAGTGGTTTGATCATGGTGTTGTTGACCACGTTAACAGTTTACACCATCTGGATCCTTTTAATTGTACATGGGACTGTGCAATGAAACCTTTTGCTCAGTTTTATGGAGAATGGGATGAACGACGCAAATTATTTCGTTTTAAAAAGCTAGTTGATGCCATTACCTACTTCAATTTGGAAGTAGAAAACGCCCATGATGCTTTGGGTGATGTGTGTATGACTCTAAAAGTCATTAAGAAAATGGCTGAATACTACTACGCCAGTCAGTTAAAATTAACATAAGGGAGAAAAATAATGCCTACCCATAGTATGTCAGCAAAGTGGAGTGGTTTGGCTAAGATTATGAGTTGGAATTTGTCAATTCCAGAACTGCGCAAACTGTGTCTGATCGTCTTACTTGCTTACAGTAGAGTAAATCCAAAAGCAGCTAAAGCGTTTATTGCTTACTATTATATGGACGATAACGATGCTTTTGATCTGATTGGCTCTAGCAAATACAATTTCACGACACGTATCAGAGAAGTGATTGAGACAAACCTTATTCTGAACAGTAGAACAATTGAAGATTATCTGTTGGAATACGATGATTATACAGAGGATGATCTTATTAAATGGATTGAGGAGAGCTAATGGATGCATTCGAGCCTGTAACAGTAGAGGGTACGTTGTCCTATACTGAACCCCAAAGCGCCATTTTGGGGGATTATATTATTGTTTCAGTAACAAAGTTCTGGTGTCAGTATGATTCTGAAAACGGCAATCGAAAAGATCGTGAGGGTTTGACTTTAGAAAAACCGTTCGGTAACGAAATTAAACTGGCTTTGCCTCTTGTCGATAATCCGGTGACTGAATTGCCGGAAAATGTAATTACACTCGATCAATTTAAAGCAGCGTTAAAATCTATGCTCACAACAATGAAAGGTTTGAATAGATAATGGCAAAGGGATTTTTTGACGATTCTACAGGTATCAGCAACGGTGAATTTGAAACTTGCCCTGCTGGTACGTACACAGCTAATGGAATTCGCTGGCTTAAGTCCTGCTTAGAGGACAACGGCAATCCCATTTACAAATCGGATAAGCGTGGTATCATGATTCGCATGGAAATGATTCGTGCTGATGGTAGTACACCTAATCCGGTATACTCAGCTTCTCCTGAAGCTTTGATGCTGTTGGTAAAAGCTTTTGGTGGTGATGTCAACAAGCTGCCGCCGAACAAGACTACAACGGAATTCCTGCTCCGTGCCTACAGCGAAATTGAAAAGTCAAAAGGTTCTGTGACTTGTATAGTTAATGAAAAGGGTTGGGTCAATCTAGTTAAAGAAGCGACTGTGCCAGAGGGTTTGTACAAGGTTCGTTTTGCTGGCGCTCGTTCTCTGGATGGCTCTGAAACTTTGCATTATGTGAAAGTCGGTAAGGGTGATCCGTCAATCCTGTTGCAGTTTGAGATTGTCGGCAACACCTTTGGCAAGCGTACACCTTTTGATGGCATTACTCTGGATGTCTTTATGTCCGATCCTTTCGACGGATCACATAACGGTTTGCCCAAATTCCGTAAAAACGACAGCAGCAAGAAACCTGTGCCTGTTGCCCGTTTTGAAAAGTTTATGGCGGCATTCGCTCCGTCTATCTTTGATCACGACTGGTCAGATTACGATCTGGCTAATCCTACTCAGGTTGTCGTGCAGCACGCTCTTGATTCACGAGAGCGCGAGGCTGTATGCTCTTACGTCAAAAGTATACGCGGCGAACGCCTGTATTTGGAACTGTTGACACTGACTATTGATGAAGATCCAGATACCGAAGCTACCCCCGCTGTAGAAACAGAGCCAGAGCGACCAGCACATATTTATGAAATGGGCAGTCGTTTTTACACCGATCATCCTAAGCTGGCAACGTTTGTTGATTGGATTTACAGCCAGGAACAAGATGCTTTTGTCACAGTCCCGGTAAGCGAACTGAGCCAGCTGGTTCTTTCAGCAAAGGGTATTAAGTGGTGTCCTAATAATCTGGCTGAGTTGTGGCTGGAAGTGGGGCTGGAACCCGGTGCAAAGCCGATCAAGTCTTTGGATGAGGAAACATGCGGCCTGTTGATGGCTGCTATTGAAAATCGGAAAGAAAGCAAGTGGGCGTAAAACTTTTACGCAGAGAAGAACAGGTAAATCTAGGATCAGTAGTTACAGGTTTAGCAGTAAAACAAGTCCTATTTACCCCAAACGACGATCCTTTGTCGTCGCAGTTTAATCCCTCGGTTGGTGACTCACCGAGGGAATTAGCTAAATATCTCAAAGCCTGTCAGACAAGGCAGTTTAAGCAAACCATTTTGGCAATACAGCCAAGCGAAACAATTTTACGACGTAATATTAAACTGTTGTTAAAAACTTATGACCCGCTGCTAGTTAAACGGGCTATCAAATACGCTTCGCTGCGTTGTCATTATGTCTATAGCACTCGTATGATAAAGTTTTACTGTGAACGAATACCTCAATTCATTAAATAGATTTTGGAGATTCACATGGCTAAAGGTTTCGCTGATTGGAGTATCCTCCAATATACGATTAGTATTCGTTCGGTAATTATGTATTTCGGTGGCGTTATTGAAGCGGGTATGTGCATCTGCCCTTTTCACAAAGACAATAATCCATCGATGATTGTCAACCAAGAAACCTGTTACTGTTTTGCCTGTGGACGCCAGTGGAACATCTATCGTTACGTAGCTGAACGACTGAAAATCTCAGAAGATGATGCTTATGCGTGGCTGGTAGAGCACCAAAATGATATGCCTACTGTTGATGGGTTTGTTGCCCGAAAACGAGGCGGGTATGCAGGTCCAGTTGATCCTAGAATTGTTAATTTTTGGAACAGCTGTTTGGGTAAAACGGAACGACAGAGTTTGTACCAAAAACGATTGTTAACAGATGATACGATTGATCAGAACTTAATTGGCTGGCATCCTGAGTACAAGGCTTACTCTATTCCCTTCTGGTCCGGCGTACCACAGCAATCTGATATTACAATCGTTCAGTTTAGACTAACTGATCAAAGTCCTAGCTATGTAACCAAGCACACCAAAGATCGTAAGTTTATAGGTATTAGTGGTCATAACAAACCGTGTCTCATTAACTCTCATTTGCTTACTAAAAAATGGGCGGTTATGTTGATTGGTACATTCGATGCTTTGCTTGGTGGGCAGGATGGTTTACCTGCTGTGTCTCCTAATGGTGCATCTGCTTTTGCTGGTAAAAAGTGGAAAGAAGAATTGAACGGTTATTTTACCAACGTTGAGCGGGTATACATAGTCTACGATGCAACGGAGAGCGAACGGGCTAGTGTTGATAACATGGCAGCACATTTAGATGGTAAAGAGATTATCAAGCGAGGGTTTACAGAAGATGTAGGAAAAGATTACGGCGATTTTAGATACTATGGGCATTGTGTCGGTGATTTTTATCGAGACATTTTGAAATGGGAACTATGTTAAAAACATACTTCAAAATGAACATGAGAAACGCTGCTGATTGTTACATGAGAAAATCAGGCGAATTTTTTAAATCGGCAGAGTTATTCGAATTACATACTCCCGGTTGGCGTTTGCTGGCTGTCAACGCAGTTGATGGCTGGCTTTATTTTATAAAGGAAACATGACAAAAATTACAGTCACCACCGAAGATTATCTGTTAATTAAAGATATTATTCGTATGATTGTTCGCGGTAATGGTCTTATGGCGATTATGCACATCTATGCGAATTTTCGAGGGATGCCTGTAGTAGATTTTGTAAAACTCATGTTGACTATTGCACAAAGAGAGTTTATAATAGTAGATAGCTTTTATTCTACCTTAAGTAAATCTAAAGACTTCGATACACTACGGTGGTACATTGAATTTTGGTCCAACGCTTTCTCATCTGATGGAGAACGTTGGTCTTAATTACACGTTAGGATTCTATATGAACATTTTTACGGCAGAGCAAATCACTATTGCTACTACTTTACGTTATGGCACAGCTGCTACTAAAATTGTGCTGCCTCAGCTAACCCCCAATAAATTTGTTCATTCCAAACAGGGGGAACTTGGTGGAAATGATCACGCTTATATCTGGCAAGCGATTGTAAACTGTGTTGAACGCCAGTGTGTGCCAACCATTAGCTCTGTAGGAATTGAACGTGAATACCTACAAAGGCTGGTAGGCTCACTTGAGTCAGATTTTGGTATCTACACCTTTGATGCCAATGCCCTACTGCGTTACGGAGAAGTAGTAGATAAAGCTGGTACAGTTTACCAGATGTCACGAATAGCCGGTAATATCAGTGCTATGTCTCTGACAAAAGACGGTTTTTATAAGGGTGTTTCCAGCATTGATAATCTGTCTACTTGGCTAACGGACGTTATTCAACAGTATCGAGAAGTTTACAAGAATGATTCAGGTTACAAACACGTTAGTGTTGTTACCGAACAAATCAAAGAGAATTGGGATCGGATGTATCGGGGTGAACAGCTGGTTATTCTTCCTGTTGGGATGCCCACCCTACAACAGTACCAGTTATTTCCAGTAAACTCCTTTACAGTTTTACATGGCATGAGCGGCTCTGGTAAGTCAGCCTTTTTACTCAGTGTTCTGTTAGGCACAGCCCTTGGTTTGAAGGTTAATAATATTCCAGGTTGTGTGGCAATTAATAGTCTTGAAATGTCTAACACAGGCTTTATGTCTCGTGCCGCCTCCATCCTGGCAGGAATTGATCATACCCGTTTACGCGGTGGTAAACTGCCCCTGACTAAAGACGAATATGACCGACTGGTTGCTTGGCTTGATTTTGTAGGCACACTGCCCTTTTACGTCGATGATGATAATCTGATAACGTCTAGTGAGCTATGTTTGAAGGCGTTAGACATCCACACCAGCGACAAGGGGCCGTTGATGCAACTAGGGACAGACTACACCGAGCTTTTTAAGGACGAGGCTGATTCTGTTGAACAGGCAGTTAACCGGGTAGCTCACAATCAGTTCAGCATTAAAAACAGCACTGGTTGTTCAGTTATAGCTATCTCACAGAGCACTTATTCCGAAGGTAACAGGTACTATATTGCTGGCATGAACGGGGTACGGTATTCGCGTGGTGTCACCCATGCGGCAGATATTATTGTTGAGTTATGGAACCCTATTCAGATGCGCCGCAATGGTATTGACGTTCGTGTTCCTGAGAGCAGTAATTTAGACGATAGTTCCGCGTGGTTGCTCATTGAAAAATATCGTGATGGCGAAACGGGGCAACTGCGTTTAGGTTGGGAACCTGCCTATACTCGTTATTTTGATCGTGATTTTGTAATGAGTCGCGGTGGTGAAGTTGTTGTTTTTGATCACCTAGAACGGCTGGAAGAATCAAAAGCTTTGATGAAGCGGTTTAATACAGCAGTCCCGGCTGTAAAGGATGTGTACTGGTAATGAGCTATTGCCTGAACACCCTACCTATTTTTCCACCACAAATTGTTGGGCTGGACATTGAAACAACAGGATTGAATCGGTTAGGCAACGAGATTAGAGCGATTGGAATTAGTGATGGTAAATCAACCTGGATATTAACGGAACACTTTGAGCGAATTGTGCCCCTACTCGAGGACAAAGATACCCTGAAAGTTATTCATAACGGGAACTTTGACCTTACTTTCCTGGCTTTCCGTCTTAATTGCTCTCCTGTCTCCGTATGGGATTCTTTGCTGGCGGAACGTGTGTTGTGGAACGGTTACGATTTAGATCACAGCCTGGATGATGTATTAGCAAGACGTTTAGGTGTGTTGTTAGATAAGGGCATACGTGATAGTTTTATTGGCTACTATGGACCGCTGTCTGATGAGCAGTTAAAGTATCTGGAAAACGACTGTATCTTTCTGCCCCGTTTATATGAGGAGCAAAGACAGGATCTGTATGACAAACAGCTTATGCGAACTATTCAGCTAGAGAACGCTACCCTGCTGCCTGTTTTGGATATGACTTTAACAGGAGTTGGCTTTAAGGCTGATAAGTGGGCAGAGACGCAGCTAGACATAGCTAAGGTGCTGTCTGATATAGAATACAGAATGCGGTTTGAAGATTTAGGGCCAGAGTTCTTTATCGACGTAACCCGCACGCACAAAGGCGAGGAATATATTGAGCGCCGTAATTGTGCCAATATTAAGTGGGGATCCTGGCAGCAGCTAAGACCCGTACTAACAAAGCTAATCGGTAAAGATCCAGGCTCAACTGCTAAGGCTACACTGGAAATCTACACTGAAATTCCGTTTGTTAGTGACTTGTTGGAGTGGAAAAAGTGGAGTAAACTGCACTCCTGGCGGTGGGAAGATTTTATTAACCCGATTACAGGCAGAATTCACCCTGACTGGAAACAGTTAGCGGCAGATACAGGTCGTTTTGGTTGTGCTGATCCTAATTTGCAACAAGTACCAAAACCAGATCCGCGCCCTGATTCGCCTTATCCTAACTTGCGGAAACTTTTTATGCCGTTACCGGGGCATGTTATTATTGCCTGTGATTATAGTCAGCAAGAGCCTCGTTTATTGGCGGGTATCTCAGACGATCCGTTGATGATTGAAGCCGCTAATGAAATCGACATATACTCTGCTTTTGCCCGAACAATCTGGCACAAAGAAGTAACAAAGAAGGATCCAGAAAGACAACTTGCTAAGATTGCAGTATTAGCGGTAGAATACGGTGTTTATCCAAAGCGGTTAGCTTCACAGATGGGTATCAGTTTATCCGAAGCGGAGGACTTACGCAATCGTATCCTGGCAGCTTACCCAACAGCAACAGCCTGGGGAAATAGCCAGCTACAACAGGTTGTACAGTATGGGTATTCAAAAACATTAATCGGCAGAAAGCGTTATTTTCCAGAGATTAGGAACACACCGCGAGACAAACTGTGGAAATATGCTACCATTAGCCGTAACAATCCAGTGCAAGGGTCTGGTGTGGATGCAATTAAACTGTCAATGTGCAAAGTTCATGAATTGTTGAAGTCTTACGATGCCCATTTGATGATGAGTATTCACGATGAAATTGTGGTGTCAGCTAATCCAGACCAAGCGCCAGAGTTGTTTCCTAAGATTGTTGATGCAATGGAAACAGCAGCATCAGAGATTTGTCCAAAGGTACGTTTTGTGGCGGAAGGGAAAATATCAGATATTTGGGAGCATTAATGAGTCTAGAAGAAAGCGAAATTAAAACTTTAGTTCGAAATACGCAGGGTCTATATGTAGCGTATGCAATAAATGAGAAAATTTCTCATGAAATTGTAGGACTAATACCTGAGATTGACGAAGATTATCAGGAGTGGTTTGGTCAAATAGATGGTGTTATCCAACTGACAAACAAGATCAAAGAAGGTTTTGAGATACTAAGGGCAACGGCTTTAGCTCTGGTTGAAGATCACTGGGATGATCTGCCCTTGGATCTCAGGAAAGAATATAACTATCAGTTTCGTATCTATGCTGAGAAATGTGTGCCTGATCTGAATTGGAAAACAATAGATAATCATATTAGAGCCGCACGTACCTTTGTCTTGAAGGATATTAAACCATCTCATTTAGTACCTGTTATCCGGCGAAGTCCAGATAAAACACCTTTGCTGGAAAGAGGGGAAGTTGTAACTGATTATGTTGAATTCGATCCACTTCATACACCTATTTCCAAACTGGTTCTGATACGATCAGCTGCGGAAAGTGGTAAATGGGAGGAAAATCCAGAGCTAATTCAAAAAGTTGTTGATTCTGGCTATACCTTGCAGGATGTTCGTTTGGAATTGTTTTCTGATCGGTCAAAGAAAGCGCAGATTACACCAGAAATGAAATTCGAGTTGTTAGGCCCAGTTCTAGTAGTTAACCGGGCAGGTGACGATGCGGTTTTAGTAGACGATAGTGGTTTTAACTGGGGCGCTTTTTATGACAAAGAAAATCGTTGTCACGATCTTGTTTATGATGCCCTAAATCGCATTTTCTCGGCAGTTGGGTTAATCGTAGACGAGGATATTATTGCTGCATACATGGCAAAACGAGAAAGTTTTAAGCTAGAAAGAGAGAATAGAAGGTTAAAGTGATTATTCAGACAGATAAACCATTACGAGAACGAGCAGAGTTTGATTTGTACCCAACGCCCATTGAAGCGGTTAAGCGGTATCTAGACTGTATTCCGTTAGAAGAACTTACCTATAACCCCTTTAATAAATTGTCAGTGTTGGATGTGGGGGCAGGTACAGGAGTGTGGGTAGACGGTTTGTTAGATCGTGTAGGTCTGGATTGCATGAATACTTATGGTGTGGAGTATCAGGAGAAGTTTACGGCTCCCTACTATTATGATTATTGGTTTCATGACGATTTTCTGAAGTGGGAGTCACCAACTGATTTTGATCTTATCATCGGCAATCCGCCTTATGGTAAGGACGTTACAGGCAAAAAGGATAGAAAGTACGCAGAGAAGTTTATCAGAAAATCGTGGGATTTATTGAAAGACGGTGGGTTTATCTGTTTTCTGTTGCGCCTAAACTTTCTCGAGGGCAAAGAGCGGGGGCAGAAGTTTTGGCCCAAATACAAACCGCGTCTAGTCAGTGTTTCAACTAAAAGACCTAGTTTTACCGGAGATCAGAAAACAGATGCAACAGCCTATGCAGCGTTTTTGTGGCAAAAGGGGTTTATCGGAAAAACTACTTTAGATTGGACAGATTGGGAGTATGAAAACTAAAAAGTCAAAACAACCTTTGTTTAATAAGATTAAAGATATTGAATTTGATCCCTGCTTTTTTGATGACTGGGATAGAGTACCAGATGCAATCAGAACAAAATTTAATAACAAGATTGAAATGATGTCTTACCAGTTAAAGACTGAGGGGTTGTGTTCTTTACCTAATTCCTTTCAGCACCATCCAGCCCGTAACAAAGACGAGTATACCTGGATTGGTTATGTGTCTGTTGGTAAAGCCGCATGGCGGGTACTGATGAATATCGATGTGCATGGTGTTATACATTTTGAGAGAATTTTGCCACATAGCAAACGGGATGCTTATCTGAGAAAATTCTACTCTTGACAAACATCTGATTGTGTTATATAATTATAGTATTGATAAGATAGCTTCGAGTGTGAGGACTCTGATGAACAATTCATTGGCATTGACTACTGTAGAAGTCAACGCAACGAGGGAAATTCTTTCCACGATGTTCGTTGGTATGTCACCTTTGTCCCGTAAGGCATATGAAGAATCCATCCGGCAATTTCTACAGTTTGCCCTGACACGATCCTCTATTCATCCTTATCAGAGTCCTCACACTGCTTTTTTGGCTTATAAAGACGAGTTAATTAAGCAGTATAAGGCGGCAACAGTAAACAAGAAGCTATCAGCTATTCGCCAGTTTTTCAAGTTCTGCTTGGCGGAAAAGTTGATCGATGAAGGTCAGTATTACACCATTTGCACGGTTCGCAACGAGAAGGAACAGAAACCTTTTCGGACATGGTTAGATGAAAAATCAGCAAATGATATGCTGAATGCTCCTGATACGAGCACGGTTAAGGGTACGCGGGATCGTTTGGTAATTTTCTTAATGCTGGTTTTAGGTCTGCGTCGTGCAGAAGTGACTAAATTGCAGTGGAAACAACTACAGCGGGTCGATGGTTATTGGCTGTTAGTTGACGTATGGGGCAAGGGTAATTCACTGGGAACTATCAAGATCCCTGAAATTTATATGAGCATCTTTGATGATTATGGTTACTCTGACAATCCAGAAGATTATATGGTTGTCTCAGTCAACAAGGCGGGGGTTAAGGGTAAACGTATCAGTGTAGACGCCATTAACGATATTATCGCTACCTATGCGGAACAGCTGGACGTTAAAGCCAGCCCTCACACCTTACGCCGGACGTGCGGTACGGTAGCTATGAAGAACACCAAAGATATTCGGATGGTTCAGCGCTTGCTTCGCCATTCGTCACAGCAGAACACAGAAAAGTATCTGGCGGAAGTTCTTAATTTGGAAAACTCTGCCACAGATTATACAAATTATGTGCTTGAGTGACAAGAACGCGCCTTCTGATAAGTAATCAAGTTTCACAAAGGAGTGAGGGAAATTGGCTCGTCTGAGCAATGAAGTCAATATAGGGGTGGGGATGCCAGCGTGGTTGTATCTCAACCAATTCGGGCAGATTATCCATGATGCCTTCGGAGAGTGGCCTTTTCTCGTTGGCTCAGCCACTATGGGCAAGCAGTGGCGTGATGTTGATGTGCGTGTAATGCTGGACGATGACGAGTATGAGCGTGTTATTGGCGGAAAGCCGGGAGAGCAGAATTTCAAATGGATGGCTCTCTGTATGGCGTTTTCGGCTCTCGGTAAACAAATGACCGGGCTACCTATCGACTTTCAGATAGACCAGCGAACCGAGGCTAATAAGCTGCATAGCGGCCCGCGCTGCGCTTTAATTGGGTGTTCGCCTGTTTTGAGAGACGCTAAGTAGCCCAACCGGGCAGGAGTGAGGAAATGGACGAACAAGAACTACAGAAAATCAAGGAACGGAAAGAAGTGGCGCGGAAGGAAGTTGCCGCACTGTGTCACGGCAAGGACTGGCGTATGTGCATACCACGTCAGTCTGACGACAGCGATATGGTGATCGGTGACGCTCTGGACGACATCGACGCACTGATTGCTGAAGTTGAGAAGCTGCGCCGTGATTCTCATCCAATGATGTACATCGAGGGAGCTACCGGAAAACCCATGAAATTTGTTGTTGGGGCAGATGTAGCAGCGCCTGGATCGGACGAGAGCATTACTGTCCATCATCAACCCTGCCCGAAATGCGGCGAAACAATGCACATCGAGATAGAGGAAAAAGAAGCCGCAACAGCCGGGGTGATGCGTTTTAAGTACCTCACCTGCCCAAAGCATGGGCGCGTCTATCTGATTAGTTGATGAGTAAGCTTGAAGAGCGCCACGTTTGGAGAGATGTGTAAGGGGGAAATGAACCTGATATACAAAGTTGTCGGTAAGATTTTCGGGTTTGATAAAATTGCTGACGAAGCATGGGAAAAATTTATCAAGCCACAGGTAGACCGCGCTCGTTCTCTTGGCATTCCCGATGATGCAATCAGCGTGATGCTGCAACGTGCATTAGACGAGAGTGATTTTGTGGTTGTCTTTCCCGGCGCTCGTTTGCGTGACTTGATTGACGAGTATGATTCCGTGATGTGGGAGGCGACGTAGTTTTTACTCGTGATAAGGGCCATTTTCGCGCCTAATGTAAGCGAGAGGAAATGAGGGAGAGCATGGACGATATAGCGGCCATTGTTGAAAGTTGGAACTCGGACGATGGGGGAAAGCAAATCGTTGGTGACATCCTTTTTGATGCCAAAAAAGACGGCGTAGAGGGCAAGGCTTTTATCCTGACCGACCACGAACAGGCGATTATTTGTCTCAGGATGCATGTAGCCATGCGCCTTGCGGAGCGTTCTAGCAGGCTGGAAAACGCCTACTGGCAAGTCGTCAAGCCGGGGCAAATCTGGCGTTATGGTGAAATCGAAATCAGAAAGGCCCGATATTTGCCATGACCAGGGCTAGTATCAGGAAATGATGAAAAATGTCTGACACTTTGAAGTTTGTTCTAGAGCGGAAAGACCAGCACCTAAACTGGTCTTTTGTGTTATAATTATTATCGTATACTATACTCTTATTGTTTACCATTTGAGGATATTATAGATGCCATTGACGCCGTTTGAACAAGACGTTTTGAAGTTTTATACGTGGTTGGAAGAAGAAGATCGTTTTATTAAGCTTACTGAAGCAAATTCTGAAATTCTAGATGAAGCACGACAGAAATTAGGGCGAATTATCTACAAACATCTGTGTTTGAGTTCTGTTAATTCGACTGATTTCTATCGATTTTTCTATAATAAACTGAGAGGATATAACTTTTGGGAATACCAAGAACCGCTGCCAAAAGAGACGCCAACGAACAAGAGATCGTGGAAGCTTTACGGCGCTGTGGCGCGAAAGTAGAGCGATTATCACTGCGAGATGCGCCCGATTTACTGATTGGCTACCAGGGGAGCAATTATTTGGCTGAGGTAAAAATCAAGAAGGGGCAGCTTACACCAGAACAAAAAGTGTGGCACGAAACTTGGCCTGGACAGAGCATTGTTATCCATTCGGTAGAAGAAGCGATAGACTTCATTGATAACTTGAATTTTTGCGAAAGTGCCGTGTTGGATCCGCGCTATTTCTCCCTTATGGGTAATAGCAACACTACGAAATGGCGTGCAACTTTACGCGATAAGATGATCCGAAAGCGTAACTGGTTATCTGATGTCAGTAAACAGTCTATTTTACAGACTGGCTTTGATATGCACGAGGCGATTATCCCTCGTGCTGTTGTTCCGGCAAGTGTTCAGTGGTCGTGGATGATTCATTGTGAGTATAACATTCTTATCTTAACACGAGAAGAACACATGAATCCGCCTGATCGTAAATGGGCTTATCAATACCTATGTAGTATGTATGGAGCAGATAAAATAGATGCCTGGATACAATCTTTGCCCTGGAAAGTTCCACCTGAAAAAGCGTGGTTGTGATTGGCAAAACGATCCGCCTGAAAAGGTGGGCAACTATCTAGCCGAAAAGCACCTGCTTGCCCTGAAAGAATTTCTGGCTAATAACAAACAATACCCTTTGTGAAAAGGGTATTTTTATTTAGGTACTTGACAAAACTAAAAAACCATGATACTCTCTGTGCTGAGCTATTACACAGGAGATATATCATGGCTAACAAAAATAGTTTTTGGAACCTTCCGAAACATTCAAAATTGGACATATTGCGTGAGGGGGAATTTAATCATTCAGAAGTCATAATACGTGCCCTTGCTGATGAAGAAACAAATGTAGAGTTTATCGACAAGGATACTTATTCAATATATGGCACTGAGGAAGGACTTCTCATACAGGCTGTTTCCCCGGTTTTTAGGATAGGTTTACTGTTGTACTGTTCGATGCTGGCTTTTCTTCACGGTGAATTAGCCGTAAATAAAAACTAAACAAGGTGATAAGTCTGTCCACTTACTGCCGCCTGTACCAAAATTCCACCAAGAAAAACCGTCAATCCAGGGATGATAATCTTTATATTGGGTTATGGTTGTCTGGTAACTTGATTTTGCATCCTGACAAGACCAGACATCAGTGGGTGATCCGCTATACCCATCGTGTAAGCCCACTTCAGAAATGATAATTGGTCCTTTAAAGTCTTTTAGACTAAAGTTGCTATAGGAATTTAATCTTTCTTCGATCATTCTGTCACGTCCAGAGATCCAGATGTTGTTGATCCACGATCCGTTTCTCAAGGTATAGCTAGACGGTAGATAGCTGGATTGGTGCAGGGCAATACCATGATATTTAGGTGTTCCATCAGGCCATGTACCGCAGGGATGGGTATTCGCCCACGCTAAGTAAGCATATAGATTATCCCAGTAGTTTAATTCTGGTACACCAGGAGAAAAACTAAACGCCAGTGTGCAAAATCCGTCTCTTGCCGCTGCTGTAGCGAACTCTATTGAAAATCTGGCTAACAGAGAAAAGTCGTTAAAAGGCGTACCGATCTCGTTAACATATTCGTAGTAATCGTAACCTGCAAGCCAGTTAGGTCTAACACAAGCATACCACGTTTCTCCGTTCCACTGGTCTGCTTGAGGCCCATCAATCATACCTCTACAAGTCAACAAAGAACGATAAATAATAAATAATTGTGGATTATTAGCTTTAGCAGTCAGACACAAATCACCCGAACCACTGAGACATTTCATTGACTTAAATTTATCGGCATAAAAAACTGTGTTGGCTGAATTTCCGCCAGCCAACACATGAATACCGTCCATTAAAGCCCTTACTTGAGTAAGGGCAGGAGTGGGTATAGGATCAGTGGCATATATTTTCTCTATGTCCCAACAAGGATCAGAATCATCCAAGACAGCATAATGTTCAATTACAGTTCCATTTGGAATGGTTATAGCAATCCATCCCTGGATGGTAATTGTGCCTATTACTGACCTTTTAATAATATAGGCCCATTCCTCTACCGCATCTCTTACAATATAAAGTCGTAAAACCTCTACTTTATCCGATTGAAGTACAGTACCTAATTTTGTAGCAGTCAGAGTATGATTAGAGCGAACATTTAAAGTAGTAGCTGCGATACCTGCCCAACATTTAGATTCATCTAAGGGCGTAGCTGACAAAACGGGTGTAGGTGTGGTCCCGTTTCCTTGTTCTGGCGTAGGTGTTGGAACAGCAGATGTATTAGTAGCTGTTGCTGTGGATGTGACAGTCGCTGTAGGTGTTCTAGTAGCCGTTGGTGTAACTGTTCTTGTCGGCGTATTAGTAGCTGTATTTGTTGGTGTACGAACCTGTGTTGCTGGTCCCACAATAGCCACATTTACAGGTTGATCACCAATTGTACCTACAACACGAGTTCCACAACTGAGCAGCAGAAAACTTAATCCAATTAATAAATATAGATATTTGTTATATTTCATATTTTCTCCGTTTATATCTGAAGATTAGGGAACTCTTTGTTTCTAAGAGCAATACTTAACTGCCCTAAAGCTTCCTGTTCAGCAGCTATTTTAACCAAAATAGGAATAAGACTGTTTAAAACAGCAACCGCATTTTGAGTTGTCACCGTTGGGGCATTTGCCAGCGGTGTTTTTATGTTTGTATTATGCCAGCTTAAAAATTGAGCTATAGTCCAATGCGCCCATTCTGGAATAGCACTGATTTGAGATTCAGATCCATCTCGCACAAGTGCTTTATAATCTATTGGATCATGAGCGATCTTTAGTTGCTCCGCTTGATCCCTTTCCGCTGCGGTTGCCTGAGGCGCAAAATCAAACATAACGTCCTCGGCTACAATGCCAGCAAGTCCGATGGGTCGTAGACCTAAAACAGGCAAACCCGCCGCCGCTAACTCACTTAGAAACTTTGGAATATTTACGCCCATAGATGTCCTCCAATGACACCATCATACCATGTACAGTTTCCGCCACTTGGTCCTCTCTCTAGCAGTGCTGCATAATGGTAGCCTTCAACAACAACACGGTGGAGTCGAGCGGTAATTGTTAAGAATTGTGAACTAGCTCCCGGCTGATTAAAATAACCAACCGAATCACTACTAGCCGCTGATGAAGTTGAGTCAAGACCAACCGCTGTTGCCGCTGCCGCTGCCGGTGAACTGTCGGCATACACTAATGCGCTGGTCCATAAATCAATCCGCCTTGTTAATCCCTGCACAAATTCAATTTGGTTAGCCGCACTGGCGTATGCTTGGCGAAAAGTTCCAGTAGTGTAACTATAGGATGTCGTTTCTTCTCGCCACAAGTCGATAAGTATTTGATTGTATAAATTCCAGACAAGCCATTTAAGGCGACTTGTTTCACATTGCCCTGTTGTAGATGTTGTGTTAATTGTTCCTAAATAACGTCTTGTCGTTGCACCAGATTTAACATAAATACCGTCTTGAAGCACTAATGCGGTAGCTCTAGTTGTTGTGTTCGTCCATTCAAGTAATTCAAGAGTTATAGTTCCGCTGTTATCATAAACAAATACATCATGGGGCTTACTGGCTGTTTTTCCGGCTAAACTTATACTTAACTCGGCAAACGTATAAACTTTCCAATAAGTTCCGTCATAAAGACCAATCTGATTACCTTTGTAGGGAGTAAAATATAAAGTTGTTTTAGCTGTTTGATCGGTTGTGGATATAGCGACTCCCGATTCTAAGGTTAATCTTCCATTGCAAACTGCTATAGTTGAAATCCCCAACGGACCTACATTTACACCAGAGCTATTAAGAACGTGTAATCCGTCTGTAGCGGAATACAATTTATGGTGACTGGCAGCGGGATTAGCAGGAGCGGATATATCTTTTAAAATCTCAGAGAAATTAAAGGTAGTTTCTCCTGCACTGTCTATCCTAACAGCCTCACCAAATGATCCACCTGCACCACGAGTTGTAAAAGCTATTCTTCCTGGCACGTTAGAGCCTGATGGAGCGGCGTCTACAAGTAAATCTATAGTAGCTGCGGTGTTTGTTCCAGCATTAGCACGAGCGGCGGCAGATATTCCCAATATAGGATCACCGCTTTGCACGTCTGTCTGAGCGCCGTGTGTTCCCCTAGATTTAAAGGCGTAAATAGAATTGGTTTTAGTCTGATCGCCGTGAGCGTGTAATTCTAGTCCGGCTGAACCAGAATTATTATTATCAATCAAAATACCAATAAATGTAGTAGCATTGAGAGTTAAAGTACCCGTCATAGCTCTAGTACCATTAGTTAAAAGGTACTGAGTATGATCATCGTCTGCTAATCCAGTCAAAGCACCATGATCAGTTACACCAGTAGCGGGTAGATTATTTAATAATACCTTTTTGAGCGTACTGTCCGTAGCATCTAAAGTCATGAGATAATCTACTGCACCGTCTGGAGTAGCATCAGCAGTCAATTCACCAATGTCTACAGCTAACGTATAATTTCCATTTGCACCCGCGTCTGCACCCGATAAACCAGAACCAGCTACAAGAGTTCTTTCAGCAGATAAACCCGCATTTACAGCAAGAGTTAGATATTGGGCATCAGTCGGCGCTCCCCCTGTACCACTACTGGCAGCAGTAATTCTACCCTGCTGATCAACCGTTAAATTAGTATTTGTATAAGAATTCGGAGTAACTAATGTGTCGTCTAAATTGACTGTATAATTACCTCCCGCACCTGAATCGACTCCTGTTAAAGCTATACCTGCCACAAAGACTCTTTCGTTGGCTAAATTAGCATCAACAGCCAGAGTTAAAAAGGTAGCATCGTCTGGAGCGAGACTTGTTCCAGAGGAAGTAGGTTCCCACGATTCAAGGTTTGCTATTCGTCTCTTTAAGGCGGCTATCTCGTCTTTAATGATCTTAAATATTTTACTAAAATCTTCCATTTAAACTCCTATAATGGATATTATTTCGCCAGGACTGGACATATTTCCCCGACGATCATCTATTGTACCACCAGAATCAGCACTATATCCGACACCTAACGGCCCCCAAAAATACATAAGGGTTTCATCGTCTGTAATATGTAGAGCAGTGTAGGTACTGGCACGAGTGGCAGCGGCCAGGAAGTTAGTCCAGGTATCCCCCGCATCAGAAGAATAAAACCCTGCTAGTTCAGCCGTTGCATAATTTGTACCCATAAAGGCTATAAAGTTATGATTTAAAGCACAATCTCCCCAACAACGTACCT